CCGAATGTATTTTGAAATGCTCCAAGATTTTTTTGAACATCTGTCCAAATATTTTTAACTAATGATCGTTTTAATTTTCGTTCACGTGATGCGTTTCTTTGTTGAGCAACGTCAAGTGATGTATTTACAAATACCATATAACAATCATAACCAAGTTTTTCTAAAGCCTTCTTCTGTTTTGATATTTTATTGTAATCATCACCCGTCCCGTCAACAATGACTCCAAGTCGTCCTTCTTTGAATAACTCAAATTGTTTAAGCATTATTTTTTTTGCCCGAGAACGTATACTATTTGGATCATCACTTGTTACTTTTTGAAAAGTTTCATCATCCATTTTAGCAAGATTTAAATCGTATCCCGCTTTTTTAAGAAGTATTTCAAACGCAGGATCACTATTCACCACCTTCAATCCACTTGGTGAAAGGTTTTTAGTAGGAGGAGCTAAATCAAACAAAGTATTAACAGTTGCTGATTTGCCTGATCCTGGTCCTCCTGCAAGAAATACGGCTTTTAAAATACCAGGATCATATACACCCTCTACAAGTGTAAAGTATCCCTTACGTAATCCTGCTTTTATAAGGGTTTCTTGAACTTCTTGATTTTTTTCGGAATTTTCCATAAATACAACTTAGGTACATAATAAATATATATCTAAATATGTTTTATGCTCCGTATTTTATCTTACTAAAAGAACCTTCTTTTTGAATTTCTATAATCTCGTCCACCATATCACGCATTACATCCAAATGACTTATAACCATTATGAACTCAAACTGCCCTTTTAAATAGGTAAACAGATTAAATACACTACTTATGTTGTCTCCATCTAATGAACCCCATCCTTCGTCAATAACGAGGAAATTAGACCGAGGAAGACTGCTTACATTAATAAGTGCTACTCGCATTGCGATACTGCTAATGAAACGTTCCATTCCACTGCACATTTCTAATGGCCAATGTCTGTCTTCATATGTAATCTTTGAATAGATATGCTTTCCGTCCATTTCTAATTGCATTCCGAAGTCAACAATCTGAGAAAGAATATTATTAACTTCACTTTCAATACTTGGTATCGTTTTGGAAATAAGTTCATATGAAATACCATCACGTTTAACCGCATCAAGATACAACTCGTATCCTCGTTTTTTTCGTTCATATCCTTTTGCTTCTTCTATTGACGCAATTACATCTTCATATTCTTTTTCAACAATTTTTACTTCACCAAATAAAGTTTGTAGTTTTTCAGTTTCGGTATTTGCAGATTCATTTATACCAAGTAGTTTATTTTCAATAGCATTAACTTCAATTTGCAGTTTTTTATTAAACTCAATGATGTCTTTGCACTCATAATACTCTTCAATAGTTTTATTGTTGATAACGATATCTTTTTCTAATGATTCTATCATGCTTGATAACGCAAGTACTTTCGAGTCTGCTTCGTTTATTTCATATGTAAGTTGTGTTGTTTCGTTTTTTAAGTTACCGTGCAGTTCATATTCGGATTCAACATTTTTATACTCATCTAATATTTTAGATAACTCGTTTTTCTGAGTTACAAGTTTATCCGCCGCTGCTTTATCTTTATCTAATTCTTCTTTAGTTTGTTCAGCACTTTCTATTAGATTTTTTGAATTGTTCACGCAAAATTTACATTTGGGATCATATTCGTGACTATCGTAGTGTTTTAGTTTATCTAGTTTAGCATTCACAGATGTACGCAAAACTGCTAAGTCTTTATCAACCAAATTTATATCCTCACGAATTTTTAGAACTTTAACATACTTTTCGTCAACACCATCCAACTTGACTAAGTCCGAAACTTTTTCTTTTCTGACTGTTGTTAATTTTTGTTTTCTGTGTGATTCTTCTTCTCTATTTTCTTTTGCTACAATCAATCTTTCTTTTAAATTCTTTTTGTTAAACTCAAGTTCATCTATATTGACCGAAGTTTCATCGAAGGAACAATTTTTAAATTGAGAGTTTTTATCTGCAAGTTGTTTGTTAAATTTCTTTTGCTCAAGCAATGCCAAATTCGTTATACTATCTTGTTGAGTATATTTTTTATTTGTTTCTTCAAGTTTTGATTGAACATCAGCTAAAGTTTCATCAAAGTCTTCACGATTAAATCTTTTTAATAGTGCATTAATTTCTTTGATATCTTCAGATGCAGTTGTGTGCAATTGATCAAATGTATCAATGCCCATAAATTGTGCAAGTAAATCTTTTCGTTCACTTTGACTTTTATCTATAAAAATAGCATTATTATTTTGTAGACTAAGTGTGGTTAAAACAAAATCATCATATGAACCAACATGATCACGAATAGAAGCATTTGTTCCCGCTCGTTGTTCACCATTTAAAGATACTTGTTGACCATCTTCATCTAACTTCCAAAAGTCAACAACGACAGTTACATCACCATTCTTTTTAGTAGTTGCAGTTCTATCTATATAGTAGTTCACTCCTGAGATTTCAAAATTTATTTTGCAGTAAAAAGATTCTGTTTGTGTATTAAGTACATGGGCTGCTTTAAATGCTCTATCGCATTTGTCAAATAAACAAAAACTTAATGCACTCATTACACTACTTTTACCACTTGCATTTGAAGCAAACAACCCCATAACACTTTTCATATTAGTAAAATCGATTACATTTGCATCTCCGTAGCTAAACATATTGCCAAATTCAAACTTCTTTGGTTTCCAAATGCAATTTCTAAGAACTTCTTTTACAATCAGTTTATCATTTACTTCTTTATTAATATCAAGTGCAGTTTGAACTTGATCATCGTCTACAACGAAGTTTCTACGAAGATAATCTTCAATCAGTTCATTTTGAACTTGCACCTGTGATATATCACCAAAATCAAATTTGTTATCTCGATCATATTTTTTTGCCTCAGATATTGCATCGCATCTTGTAACATTCAAGTCACTTATACTTGTTCGTTGACGAATGTCTGCAATTATTTCTTTAGTCTCAGTTGCAGTTGTATTGTATACCTTGACTCTCAACCTTGCTTTGTTGGGAAGTTTATCAAGATCACTTACACATTTTCCATCACGAACTTCAATCGTGTAATAACCATAATCATTATGAACTTCGTGATGAATGTGTTTCTTTGAAGGTAAGTCCCACAAAACATAACCATGACCTATTGGTTTTTCTCCATGATTCTGCTGAATCATACTACCAGAATAAACTACAACAGGTTTATTCTTGTTGTGTCTTTTTATTTTTACGTAATTTTCTTTATCTTCCATGTGTGACAATTTTTAAAATTTCGCTTCCCACTTCATGATCATTTAAATAGGGATCAAGATGAATGTGACCTGAATTTGGAAAATATTTTAAAGGACCTAAAAATGGTTCTGTATATTTTTTTTCTTTGTCAGTTTTCGTTCCATCGGTACCGTATGTATAATGAATGTAATCGGTCGTTATTATTGTTTTGATTCCAAGTGCTGATGATAAGTTAGTTAAACAACCTTCGGGTCCAATTACATAATCTGAATTTTTTATTAAACTGGCCGTGAAACTAAATTTATTTGACGAATTTATGCTAGGAAAGTTTTTAGATTCTTTTGACTCGATTCCAATTGCAAACAACATTATATCACGATTTCCTCTAAGTTGTTCTGTTATTGAATGAGCATTTCTACTATTTGATTGGTCAGTTGAATTATTTAAGATATAACGTTTTCGATCCCAATCCATCACATAGCATATTTTAATCATATCAGATTTCCAATAGTCTATTTCCACTAACTCTTTCATACTACATTCAATAGAATAATCACTTATGGGATTTGTAAAAATTTCAAAGGTATCATTGAAACTTTTGATTTCACACATTTGTTGGTACTGAGAAACCACCGATGTGGATAAATTTAAATCATGACTACTTTTGTTTATTGTATAAGTTTTTGTATATTCACCTTTACTATCTTTAAAGTAAGCATAATCAATATACGGGTTGTTGTTAAGTAATTCAAGTGGTTGCAAATAATTTATATTAAAATTAACTTCACATGGAGGATTTTCCTGCTTTATTTTTTTTGCAACACTACTTGCAAATAAAACATCACCAATATCAATGTCTTCGCATTTTATTAAAAATCTATTCATCACAAACATCCCAACCGTCTAATTTATACGAATCAACTTTGCTTTCTGGAACAAAACGATGTTCTGTTTTATATTCCTGAAGTACTTGGTACTTATGGATGTCTCCTAGCATTACAATATCATATCCATCAAATTGTGGTAAACTTACATCTCCACCCACGACTATATATCCTATGTCAGTCATACTTCGTCTGACTGCTCCGTGGTAAACTGCTATCTTGGTTTTTATTTCGGTATCATCTATTTTATCTCCGTGGATATACTCAGACGGTTCTTCAAATATTCCAAACACACCAATAGCAACATCACCCAATTTATATATTCCTGTATCTTTTAAATAAAATAAATTATCATCATCCATCATATCCATGATAGGTGACAATACATCCAGACGATCAGGATTATTTAAATTACAATCGTGGTTACCTGCTATAACGATAGTTGGGTGTAACTTTGAGCATTCTCTAAGAAACGAAGAAATTTGTTTTATTAACTCGGGACTCATTTCTGTTTTAGCATGAGCGATATCCCCACCAATAAAAATAATTGCATTATCAAGATTATCATTTTTAACTTGTTTGTAAAAATTTTCAAATACCAAAGAATACTCGGTGTGTCGTTTTACATTACGAATATGTATATCAGCAAGATGATACACCTTCTCAACATTTTTTAAACTTGATTTTAATTCATGCATAACTTTTGATTCATTAATTCACTAAAATCAAGAAAACTGGTTTCTTTGATTCTATGAATAATTTTGTTAAATCCTAAATCGGCAGCGTCTTCATTTCCCATTCTGATTAATTTTACTTTTATATTATCGTTCATTAAAGTTTCTGATATGTATAGTGCATTTTTATACGCATCATTATCTAATACAATGCTAACTTCTTTTACACCATGTTCTATTAAACGTAGTTTGAGTTTGCTTGGAATATTTTTTCCAAGCAAAGCAATTGCATTTCTGCGAATTGCTATTGCATCAAATACCCCTTCGCATAAAATCAATGGTTCAGAAAAATCTATTTGGTTTTCAAATACTACAACATCTTTGCTTACAGGTGGATTCTTATACTTCAAATACGCAGTTCCTGTAAAATCTCTTGCAAGAAAGTAATTTAATTTATTGTCTACATCGAACGATGGAACAATAATACGACCTGCATAATCTCCTTTATCGCAATATCCTATATCATATCGTTCAATATCATATGATTGAATTCCACGATTTTTTAAATACTTCATTGCTTTAGAATAAGAAAAGTCAGTATGTGTTTCAGTCAATCTTTTAAATTCATAAGGTAATGATACAAATTGCTCTTCGGTGTCTGCGAGTTTAGTGTTTTTTGGAAGTTTAACGATTTTAGACAACTCCGCAAAATAATTGCTTGGAACTTGTATTCTTTTGAATAACGCAAAAATACTACGTCCTTTTGCGTTTGTATCAATCCAACTTTGCCACCGTTGTGTTGTGAGGTTTACTGCCAACTTTGGTTTATGGTGATGAGAAAACGGACACACAAACATTGCTTCGTCCTTAGAGACGATTTTACCTTCACCTAACACTTTTTGTAATAAAGCATATAGTTTTTGTTCGGAAATCCCCATTAATTGTCAATAGTATGCCAATGATATAATGATGCTACCGTTGCGTCCAACATATCGTAGTTTCTTTTATCATAATTTTTTCTACTATTATAGACGATAAATTTACTTAAATCAATCTTTTTCTCAAGTTGTTCACGTACAAATGTTTTACTATCAACTCCTTGTTCACGACTTTTTCCGAATACAGCCTTACGAAGAGATGAAACATTCACGTGTTCTACATCTAATTCATACAATGCTTCTATTACATAACTTATTACTGCATTGCACTTTGCTAACTTAACAATAGTTTGCTGACTGGTTCTTCCTCCACCAAAACCACTTAATGTATCTTCAACTATAATTATCGAAGGTTCTATTTCTAGTTTATCTAGTATTTCAGCAACATTATGTGCTTTTTGCTTGATACTGATTTCTTTACGAATATCTATATATCCTGCGTGACTTACTTTATTTTTAGAAGAAGAATAACAATAACCAACAACCGTAGAACTGATATCTAATCCTAAACAATAGGATTTATTTTGCATAACCTATATGTTATGCTTTTTAAACTAAAAAGGCAAGAAGTAAATTAGTATTTACTTTGACCACCACTTCCAGCACCACCGTCTTCACGACCACGTGAACTTTTACTACGACCACCAAGTCCTGTCATTGTAGTTCCATATTTTTTTGGACCTTTAAGACCTTGTGTATACCAACTTGATTGTGCTAACTCTTCCACTTTTTGTGCATTTGCACCATAATCGTGATCAGTCATAGGAACACGAAATGTAGTAAAACCTAAAACTCCACCTTCACCACGTTGTTTTGGTGGTTGTTGTTTACGACCACCACCTGCAATATTTTCTGAACCAAGATTTTCCGCAGAACCACGATCATTACCACGACCAAATCCAAAGAAACTTTGACCGCCATTAGTACGATTCATTCCAGAACCGATTTGCTCGTTTAATCCAGGTGAAACTGCTCCTGCTGGTAGATTTCCTCCACCCATTGCTGTGTAAATACTTCCTGACGCCTTTGCGTATAAAGCCTCAAGTCCTTTTCCTTTAAGGGATTCATCTACAGACCAACGTCCACTTGAATTCGTAAGTGTTTTTGATCTTGCATTTTGTGTTTTTGCATCTAAACTCATTTTGTTTTTTCTCCGTTTAATAGGTTGTTATTCATAAATATTAAGTAACTTTGCTTAATTATCAAATTTTATTAAAAAGTTTATAGGATAGTTTGGAAGTATTTTAACAGGCTTCCCTAATTTTGCAACCATTGCAAGTTCTAATCCACTATATAATCCAATTGTTGTTGCATAAGGAGCAAGATAACTTCCAGTAGAATCTTGTTTGTCATTTTCAGAAAAGTCTTGAAAATCTTTTAATATTTCTCTTCCTAAATTCTTACCTGTTTTTTCATCTAAAAATTTAATTATCGTATTTGCATCACTTCGTGTTGAATTATCATATTTACTAACTAAGTCTCTTGTTAAATATGTACCTCGTCTTCCCACGAAGTATCTTAATAATAAATTTGCATCAACTTCATCGGTTTTTCCGTCACCATTTATATCGAACTCTCCATTCTCATATTTTTGTTTTAAATTTGAAATAACTTTTTCATGTGTTGGTCGATTTTCAATTATATCTGAATTAAAAAATAAATCCATTAACAATACATCTTCAGATTCTGTCATTAATAAGTCTTGTTTGGGCCATTTATTTTTTGCAGACAATTTTATTGATGTTTCATTTTCAATTATTTCATCATCTGTAATTTCTATATCACCTACCTCACCCATTATGTATTTAAATATGTAGGACGCATCAATTATGTCAAATTTACCATCTTGATTTATATCGTATGAAATTTGTCCCGATTGAACAGATGTAGGATTGGTACTAAAGTTAAATTCATGTGGTTCAACTTTACATAGTATTTCGTTTTCATATAAAGTATGCATTGATTTAAATTCTAACTCAAATCCTGATGTTCCACTATTACTTAACAACTCGGAAAAATAACCAGTTCTATCTGTTAGAGCAATAACACCGTTCTTATAAAATACATTACCTATAAATTGACTTTTATTATCTAATATGGCTGCATGGTCATACGAAATTATAGACCCAACTATTTTTTTACTGAAATCGTTTATGAGAGTCGGTGGTATGACATTATATTCAATAAATAGCTTTTCAGAATCTCCAAACGAAACAACCGAACGTCCTCCGAACGTAGATATTTCATCAATGTTGAAGTTACCAAGTACAGGAGAACCAACTGAAATAAAATTCTTGCTTAAACTTACAGAATGACCATATTGCTTTTTACAAGAATATTTTGTTTTATTTGTTTTCATTCTCTTGATTTTTCTACATTTATTCGTATCATTATTAATAGAATAATAATACACATATCCGTTGATTGCTGATTTAATTGAATTGTATACAAAAACCAATGTACTATCCAATTCTACATCAGGTAGAATATTTACGTAAAAATGTATATAATTTCCTACTATTTCTGTTTTGTCACGATAGATTCCCCATGTAAGTGAAGAATGCTCTCCTATTGTATCGTTATTTGAATTAATTTTGATATCTTTGTCTTCGAGCAACCCAACACCAGACATAAAACTTCTTGGCATATCTTCATCCGATGTCTCGTTTGAAATTGCAAAATTAATATTCACATTTTTATTTATATCCTTGAATACATCACTTAATAAAAACCCACGATCAACATTAGGTTTCCACTTTTTTCCATATTGACCTAGTTCTTCTTCTGTCAAAATAAAATTTTCTACCTCTGGACAGTCATCAGTTTGTGTCGTTATCGTACTGTATTTACGTTGACTTATAAAATCAGTTGCAATTTTTGTCAACAATCGTAAATTATATATAGATAACCTATCATGATATGAAGGTCTAATTTCTCTTAGCAAGTCTCCCAACAGGTGATTATACCCAAGTTTGACTGACCATGATTTTAATATTTCGTAATCTTTAAGTTTATATATATCCAATGTTTTTACAAGTAAACTAAAGTTTAATGAAATTGGATTTACAGAATCAAGTTCGTATATAAAAGGTAGCATACCTAAGTTGCTTTCCGAATCTTTCCATCTTTTCAAAATACTTGTAGATATTCTTTTTCTTGAATTTGAGCTGTATAAATAAAATATTTCTTCAATCAATTGTGGATTTAATTTTAGTTTACTTATTGACTCAAGTTCTCTTATTAAATTAGCATAACTTACAGATATCGTTGGTATTTTAGTTTGAGTTAATAATTTCCACTTACTTATTATATCTTGATTGCTTACATTATACAATTGGATCGCACTTGTTAACATTTCCTCTGTCAAAAGATTAAATTCACTGATTAAATTTATTCTTTCAAATGTTTCCAAAACAGAATTCCAATTACAAGGTATTTCATATTCAACAGATATATTTGGTTTGTCTGTTAAAACCCAACAAGTGCGTAATTTGTCATAAAATACAGACCAATTATTTTTATTTATATAAACTCTTGTTTGTAAATTAGTATCAATATCACACCCAAAGTCAATATTAATTGGGGATTTGACTAGTCTGTATATTCCATTAATATCTTCTGTGTTTTCTCCTGTCACACCATGTACTCTGAGTGTTTCATTACCAGTATCAATAAAGTTTGCTTTAAGTGTCATTTCATTTATCAATAACCTATTGATATTTAAATCGTCTATTTTTACTTTGACAACCGCATCACCTATTTTACTATTTAGATCAATTTCATAATCGGTAATAAGAGCTTCATTTGTATGGTAAATTTCATCTGCGTACTTGGTTGCTCCAAATTCTAAATCTTCAATATCAAGTTTTTTTGCATTTCCACTTTCATTTAAATTAATAGTTGTCATTTCTTTTGAATGACTTCCTACCAAAAAATTACTTCCAAGTACAGAGACATCATTACCAAATGCAGAGCTAAAATTATTTTCTGATGTATCCTCTCCGTATATCTTTTCAAGAAAATCCAAGTTAGTTTCATTTACACGAAAAACGAACGCACTTCCGGCAGTATATGAAGTTGTTTGGTCTACATAATATTTACGATCAGATGGATTTCCTACTACAAAATATTTATCTGATGCACCTATCCCTTTACCGAATTCGGATTTTGTATTTGCGGAATATGTATAAGACTTTTTGACTAAATTTCGTCTAGGTTCTAGATTGTATACAATTGGATTATTATACATTTCTATCATTGACTCTGTACCTATTGGTTGGTTGTCAGAATCAATTAGTAATATATAAAGTTTATGTAATCCGTTAGATATTTTATCTTTATCAATTCTTATTTTACAATTTTCTAAGTCAGGTGAGTTAATTATTAGTGGTTTTGACAAATTAGGAGAAACCTTTTCACTTAGTTCACTTAGAGTATACTCTGTTCCAATACTCGTACCGTCAAATAAAAATTCATAAAAAATTTCTTTATTAGTATTTGATACTAAATTCAATCGCACAATCTCTCCATTCAGTGAACTACTTGTCTTTATCTCAGCAATAATTTTATTTTTATCGTAACCATTTTTATTATCATGATCCATGTATAAACGCATACATGAATTAGTTTCATTTGTATCGTTTTTTCTTATAGATGGATAGTAAAAACTCACCCCCTCTCTGAAATATTTCCAATGAATTTCAATTTCGTTTTCGAGATTACTATTTTCAGAATGTGCAGAATAATTGTTTTGACTATAAAATTTTATTTGATTTTGCGATTGTAATATATCATCATCTATCTGTATTCTTACTATTTCTTCATGACCACTATTTGCTGGTAATTCACCGAATGATTTAATTTTTTTGATTTTTGAATTTACATTACTTGTTAGATAGTTTGTGTATTTTTTTTGTAATGTTTCTATTTGTATACTATTTAAGTTTTCAACATAAAATCTATTGTTTATATTAGATTTACTTTTTTGTATGTGCGTGGTTGACTCAACTTTTTTCAATAAGTTATTTTCCATAAGCTCATTAAGTGTGTAGTGTGTACCCGCTAAACTTCCATCGTAAATAAATTCATAAAAGAATTCATCATCATTTACTGAACCTTGGTTAAATGTTAATTTGACCACGTTTCCATTTAAAGTATCTTCTGCACCAATTTCTGCTAGTGTTTTTATTGGATCATAATCACCTTTTTTGTTTTTCGCACCGTTTGCATATATCGTCATAAAACTTGGTTCTACACCTGATTTTACACTTGGATAAGAAAACGAAACATTTTCTCTGAAGTTCTTCCAACTTATTGACACTTCATCTTTATTCTCGTTTTGTTTAAATGCAGCTTGATTTTTTATTTTCGTAAAAAACTTTGCTTTGTCTGAATTTAATAAATAATCATCAAAATTTATTTTTGATAAAGATACATACTCTCCTTGATTTGGTGATAGTATGCACTCATAGTCAATTGTTTCTTTTAATTCATTTATTGTATAATGTGTGCCTTGAAGTGAACCGTGGTAAATAAACTCATAAAAGTATTCGTCTCCTCCAACAAAACCCGTATTAAAAGTAAGTCTTACGGTTTCTCCGTTTAATGTTTCTTGTGCTCCTATTTCGGCAAGTGTGTATAAAGGATCATATGTTCCATCATCTTGTTTTGCTTCATTTGCATAAATGGCCATAGTGTTTGGTGATGTACCTTTTTTTACGGATGGATAAGAAAACGATACATTCTCTCTAATATTTTTCCACGAAATATTAATTATATCATCACCAAACCAAGGTTCTGAATATGAAAGACCACCTTCTCCTTTTGAGAAAAACTTGGCATTTAATTTGTTATCCAGTGGATCAAGAAATTCTTTATCAGATAATGATACAAAACCACCCATGTTTGGAGGTAATGTACAATCAAATTCTATAAAATTTTTCAGTTCATTCAAAGTATAATGTGTGCCTTCAATTGATCCACGATAAATAAACTCATAAAAGTATTCATCCCCTCCAACAAAACCTGTATTAAAAGTAAGTCTTACTGTTTCTCCGTTTAATGTTTCTTGTGCTCCTATTTCTGCTAATATATGTGAAGGATCATATGTTCCATCAGTTTGCTTTGCTTCATTTGAATAAATTGCCATGAAACACGGATGATTTCCTCGTTTTACGGATGGATACGAAAATGATACATTTTCTCTGAAATTTTTCCATGACAATGCAATAGCATCATCAGATGAATATGGTTCTGTATATGATAGTCCTCCATCTGCTTTACTGAATAGTAGATTATCTTCTTCGGCATTTTCATTGATTTTATTTAATAAGACTGGTATACCCAAGTTTGGTGGTAGAGTACATTCATAATCGTACTTATTTCTCAATTCACTCAATGTAAAATGAGTACCTTCTATTGAACCTTTATACAAAAATTCGTATACTTGTGTTTTATCATTCTTACAATTGTCTGCATAAATTAAAAGTTTTACTAACTTTCCATTTAGTGCGTCAGATGCACCAATCTCTGCAAGTGTAAAAATTGGGTCATAAGATCCATCTATTCTCTTGGCACCGTTTGAATATATTGTCATAAAACTTGGTTCAGAACCAGATGCAATTTGAGGATATGAAAATGAGACATTTTCTCTAAAGTTTTTCCACGATATTGCCTGCGTTTCATCAGAAGAATAAGGCTCTACATAGGAAAGTTGGTTTTCTTTTTTCGAATAAAATTTTGGCAATCTACATTTCTTAAATATATTAAGATTTTCGTAGTCTTTAATATAACGTATTAGTCCGGAATTGGTAGTGGTTTCTGCATAATCTTTATCTATTAAATTCTTAAGTTCATTCAGAGTATAATGCGTACCTTCAATTGACCCACGATAAATAAATTCATAAAAATATTCATCTCCACCAACAAAACCCGTGTTAAAAGTAAGTCTTACAGTTTCCCCATTTAATGTTTCTTGTGCTCCTATTTCTGCTAATATGTATCTAGGATCAAATGTACCGTCATCTTGTTTTGCTTCATTTGCATAAATTGCCATAAAAGAAGGTAGTCTTCCTCGTTTTACAGAAGGATATGAAAATGATACATTTTCTCTGAAATTTTTCCATGACAACCCTATGGCATCGTCTTCACTCCAAGGTTCAATATAAGAATGTGTATCTTCACTCTTGTAATATAATTTGGCCGAAGTTGTGTAATTTAAAGGGTCTATAAATTTTTCAGAAGGTATCTCTACATATTCGCCTTGATTTGGTGGTAGAGTGCAATCATAATCGTATGATTCTTTTAATTCATTTAATGTATAATTTTTACCATTTTTTGAACCACGATACAAAAATTCATAATAGTATTCATCACCGTTTACAAATCCAGTATTTAATGTCAGTCTTACTTTTGAATTATTTAAAGTCTCATTCGCATGAACTTCTGCTATAATATTCAGAGCATTATACGAACCATCTAAATTCTTGGCTTCATTTGAATAAATTCTCATTATAGAAATATCTTTTCCTCTTTTTACCATTGGATAAGAAAATGAGACATCTTCTCTAAAGTTTTTCCACGATAACTTCATCGTGTTTTCTTCACTCCAAGGTTCTGAATATTGAAGGTCATTTTCACCTTTAGAAAATAATTTTGCGTTTTGTTTGTTTCCTAAACCGTCTATAAATAATTCGTTTGCTATCGTGGTGTATACTCCTTTATTTGGTGGAAGTGTGCATTCGTATTCAATTTTTTCTTTAAGTTCATTTAGTGTATAATGTGTTCCCTCTATTGAACCACGATAAATAAATTCATAAAAATGCTCTGTGTTCCCACGTTCACTGTCAATTATCAATCTAACAAGTTGGTTATTTAAGGTTTCGTGTCCTCCTATTTCTATTAATGTATGTAATGGATCATACGTTCCGTCAGATTGCTTTGCTTCATTTGAATAAATTGTCATGAAATTGGGAAAGTTACCAGGTGTAACATTAGTATACGCAAACGATACATTTTCTCTTGCATTTTTCCAAGAAATGCCAATGGAATTGTCAGAAGGATGGTAAAAAGAGTCTGCAAATTCCGCCTTGCTAAAAAACTTCGCTTTGTCATTTAACATTGGTAAGTTTATTTGCTCACCATAGTTGGCAGGAATTTGTGCAGCCTGCTTTTCTTTTATTTTAGAAAATCTTGAATAGTATTTGTAGGAATTATAATCTTTACAAATAGAATCACACGCATCGACCCGCGTACCTCCTAGTATTTTATTTTCCGAACTTAATATTGGTTGATCAAAACTATAAATCCATTTATTGAATGTAGGGATTCCTGTTGAGTCTGATGTGGACGAAACGGATGGACATATTTTAATATCAAAATAGGTATCATAATGATTTAATTCTACCGAGTGTAATACACTCTCGTCTATCATTGAATTATTTGTATGACCTATCAATTCTGTTTCTGATATTGTATTTTTTAATTCCCATACTTCGCAACCGTGTTCATTTGTTGTTTTAACAAACATATAACATCTAGGAAAATCTGTTGTGTGGGTTGAAGCATACAATTTGTTTCCTTTTATTACCACCTTCTCTCCAAAACGCTTAGAACTCAAATCAGGTGATTTAATAGTACCAATTAAATCATAAGTTGTATCACCTATTGATTCTTTCGGCGTTTCTGAGTACTCTGTGAGTGGAAACCCACTATCATCTCCAAACGAATTTAAATTTGAATTGGAAAACATAGACAGGTTATCTAATTCACAATCATCATTGTCACCAAATAGGTTAATATCCTCCGCATTTCCAACTACATTTTGCAGTTTCCATCTATAAGCCCATTTATTATCTTTATTTTGTTCATGTGCCGGATTTGGTATATATAAATCTGTTTTTTCATCAGTCATATATCCAGGCCAACTAGATTTCTTGTAATGCTTTTCATCTTCTGCGAATTTACATCTCGTTGCCGGGTGTGTATTTTTGCTCCAAATTTTTTGATTATACCAATTACTTTTATCTTCACACTCTTCTACATTGTCTGTGTACAGATAATTGTAAGGATAAACTTCGCTGTAATCATCCTTGGTCGGTATAGCATTTATATACTCAATGTCAGAAATCACACCTGTGTTTAGAAGTTTTTTTAACTCTTTTATCGTCTTTGAAATTCTCCTGGAAATAATTCCATCTCTGTCTTTTAAATATTTAGAATACTCTTCTGTATCTTGAGTTGGAGTTCCTTCGTATTTTGATAGCACATCATTCCACTGATAAGAATCATAAACAGACGAAGTTTTAATCCACGGATGTTCTTTTGTTCTTTTTGTTTTTTTAAATACATAAACACATCCTACTCCATTTTCAAAATTAGGAGAACCTACTGCTATAAAGTCACCATCGGTTGATATAGATTCTCCAAAGTCTGAATCTGGTGTTCCTTCAAAAACATTAATTATTCCCCAATTTTCTTTACCACCTTTATTTTTTTCGTAAATAAATATATGACCAGTGGGTTGATCATTATTTCTGCCGTTGATATGAGATTTAGGTGAACCTATTGCACATATTGACTCATTTATTGAAACAGATTTTCCGAAATCGTCATTAACTAAAAAATTCTCTGTTGAAATTACATCTTCAAGTTCTGTAATTATAAATTGACAATTATCGTTTCTATTTTCGTGTGCAAGTCCATTTTGTGTAAATGGACAATAAAAGTTTTTTACTAATTCATGTTTTTTTGAAATTGGATTGAATTTATGTAAAGATGCACGGCCTGATTGATTTTCCGAAATTGATGTCGATAATGTAGGTGCACCTGAAAGTAAAAAATCTCCGTGTGAATCTACTTCATATCCATACGACAAATCTGTGTAATCAATATTTATCTTTTGATCAACAGAGGATGTTTCTGATATTGAATTAAAAAAAGAATTTAAGTTTAATTCTGAAATGTTATTGAATGAATTCGTACCTACTATTAAATTAGTGTTTCCGTCATCAACAATCTCTATTGACTCGAATTCAGAACTGTGATCTATTATTTTTAATGTACCAGGTTTTATTTTTTCTCCAAATACATTAGCTGGAATTTCCAAAACAGTTACTTCATCTGACATTACTCTTCGTTCACTTCGTTTGTCTACTTCTAGTGTTTTTGAACTGAAATTTTGAGGAGAATATATTCCGGTCTCACTACCGAAAATATTTATCGGATTTTTGTAATACGAATCATTTTCTATATCTCCGACTGTTCCATAGTCGTTATAGAATAAATGCTTGATGCTGTTGTATACGACTCGTTGGTATGATCCGTCATAATTAAGAGGTTCTTTCTCTGCATTAAAGTATTTACTATCTTTGGAAAAAAATGTGCCTGTTACTTTTTTTCCGACACGCAAATTCAATTTAAATTCTGAATTATTTTGTTCTGTTGACAATTTATTTATAGATGATGAAAACAATGGAATGTTATCACCTTGTTCAAGAACAATATTACTACCAGAATCTAATGTACTGTAATTCCATTTTTTATTAGTTTTAAATCGTGTTACCGATTTATTTGATAATTTCAATACTTTTATCACAATATATAAATATATTTGTACTAAAATATTTACACATATTCTTTAGAAGTCTAATTTTACTTTTATCAGTGTTTCTGTATCAAAACTTTTTAATATCGGAACGCTACACTTAGCAACTGCAACTAGTTCATTATTTTCATTGTATAAACCAACAGTTGTAATGTATGCCTTTGGATCATCAATAAAGTCCTCATGGCGCAATCTGCCGATCCAATAGTCACGATTCGGACCAGAACCCTCCTCGTGGATTTGTGTTGCTTCTTTGCCACCAAATACAAATGAAGGATTGTTGCTATAATTAAAATCTGTATTTTTTACTCGAATAAAATAATGCTTTGAAGGAACAAATTCTGTACTCCTTGCTTTGAATGATGCTCCTAGTTTAATTGCATTAAATAGTTTCATAAAGTTTTGATGATTTCTTTCTGTGCCATATTGTAAGTCGGCTGATCCAACTTCTTCATTGGTGTTAATCAGAGATGGATCGGTTTTACCATACCAACTCAATTGTCTACCTTTATTATTTTTTGCGGATGCTTGCTCCGAATCACCTCTGTTAATCAACTCTTCTTCTATCTTGCTTCCAAAGTGACAGGATAAAGCAAATGGATTTAAAACTAATATTCCGAGATCAGGATAAGCAAATCCAAAACCTTCACCGGACCCTTCACCCGAACCAAGTGCGTATCTTTTTTCATCAGACATTTCATCAACAATAGATCCAGTTACTATTTGATATACTTTACCCGTTGATGGGTTTCTAACAGAATTAGTAACGAATCTGCTATCGTCTCTGAAAGTTTCTGTTACGGTAATATCATCATGTGTAACAGTTAGTCTGAATTCAAGGTTTCCAGGATCAAATTTTTCTTTTAACTGAGATGATGAGAAATTTATTACATATATAGAATCCCTATCTTTAAATGCGTTCGTATTTGAATCAAGTGCAAATGTCCAACTTGCGTCACCAGGTCCTAATAGTATATTCTTATATTGATTATATACTGCTTTTGTTACTGATGTTGATAAATCTGAGTTTAATGATCCATATCCATATTTGTTTCCGTATGAAATGGAAAATTGAGATGTAGCATTGTCATTTGGGAGACCGTCTATATAAGTTGGTTCATTGTATACATTTACATAGTAGTCACCATAAGATACTTCGTTCCATCTTTTTTTATTTTCACCGAGAGTACCCTCTGATTCTCCCTCAAAAATTACATTTTCTTCAATGTAATTTGTTGTACTTCCGTAATCGTCGAAAGTAGGAGCAAGATAGGTGTTTGAGTAATTCTCATCAGCAGTAGATGCCACCCAACCACTTATATTACTTTGTATTTCTGTTTGATCTATATAAAAATCAATGCACTCGAATCCTGAGGAAAATAAACCAGAAGATACTTTTCTAACACGACCAAAAACTTTATCAGTTTGTTCTATTTCTCTGTAAATGCTCATAGGAATGTGTTAAGTGTATCTTGCTCAGAATTTTCACTTGAAGAAACTACGGTGACTACGACTGGTATTGATGTAGAACCTCCACTCTCGTTACCAATTATTGTTAAGGTTGCTCTTTGATCTGTTGTTATACTTTTGTTTGGTTTAAAAGTAAATGAAAAACCAACTTCTGTTGTTGCCATTTCACTTGATGTGTCACCCAAAAATATTGATGCAGTTTGAGATGAGTCTACATCAAGACCCGTGCCCGTCAGTGTTCCTACATTTCTGTTTGATAAGACCGCTGTGTATCCAAGTGAGGTGTTGTATACCGGTTCTGTAGTGGGAGTTATATTTATCACTCCGTTATATGTCTTATCAACAATTATATTTTGTTGACCTAGTTTGATAGTAGGAATATATTCTGTTCCAGGTGGAAGTGTTACTAATTTGTATTTAAGACACTGTGTTTCATCAGTAAGAGGTTCAAACACAGGTATGTTTCGTAACGCAGAATCGTAGTATTGTGATCCTTCTGGATGGTTCGGATCGTATAGTGTATAATCTATTTCATCATCGGCAAGTGCAAAGCTTGTAATGTTAAGACCATTCTCCGAAGCAAGTAACTCTCTACCCTTTCTTGTAAGAACCGCATGAACGGTTATAGTTTCATTATTTAAATAACCCATACTAATATATATTTGATTTAAAATTATTTCATATAAATATTTATATACAAGACTTTTTATTCGTCTTCTTTAGGAGGTTCTTCGTATATCTTGCCTAAAAAGGTTCTAAATGCACCACTTGCTATTCTAAAACTTCCATCATTCACACCACCGGCCGTTTGATACATAGAATCTTCATCAAAGTAATTTTGATTATTTTGTTTTTGTAGATTATAATTTTGATGTGCTTTTAAAAAATCAGCATCTTGTAAATAATAAAAAGGTTCGTTGGTTTCTTTGAAATCAATATCTACTGGTACATTTAATTCTCCACTTTTTCTGCTTGTATTAAAAATATATGATATATTTTGTGTCGCAATTTGGTTTATATTTACATTTCCATATTTCAATGAATAATGATATATATTAAAATCATCAATCCATCCGGAAAATCCACCTAATCTCATATTAGAAAATATTACCTTTTCAAGATCACGACCGATGTCATGTTTGAAAATATATTTTCCGTTTCCGAATATTCTTATAATACCCGTTTGCTCAAATATGAAAACAAAATGAACCCAACCTGAATTTGTTATTTTTATATCTGTCTTTATGGGTTGGTTCGTAATGTCATCATTCCAACAAATACCAAGCGTACCTTCATTGCTTTCACCACAATTGTAAAATATACCCGTGACTTTATTATTATGCTCATTTACAAATACAGGTGAATTTTCAATACTGTTGTTTTTTGGGTGTATCCAAAATGACACAGACAATTCGCTTGATGCGAAACTATCACAATTAATATCCGCAAATGACTGAGGTGATTCGAGTTTATCTGTATCATTGTTGAACTCAACCGCAGTTTTAAAACCACGACTTCTACCTGCTTTAATAATTTTTCCGTTATATAATACTGCGTTTACTTTTTCTTTATCCGAAGAATATAATTTATGTAGTGTGTTCATTTGATTAAGATATTTTTCCAGCAACTGAATTCGTTCTGTTGATTTTTTGGTTGAATTCACTTTCTGTTAGTATTTTTGTTTTTTCGTTGTTTGAAACAATAACATACCAATATATTATCGCAGTATCTAAATTAAAAGTATCAACATAGTCATTTGTTGTCAGATTATTTGCTATAGCAGTATAATCAGAAAAGTCATCAAACTGGTTTGTTTCTGATCTTAAGATTGTATAACTATCAACTTTATTATATTTTGATGTTAAACCCGAACCATTCCATGAAATCTCAATTTTATTTGAAAATTTTCCATAAGATACGTTTAAATTTGAGGGTGCAGACGGTATGCCCAATCTCCATCCAGATGTTGTTTCCGATTTTGTTTCTTTTCCAGACACTCCAACTGAAATTACTCGGTATTCTCTTTCTGTGTTCATTTCTATTGATGTGTCAAGGTATCCAGATGTTGCTCTTATTTGCGAAATGTTATCTGCAATTGTAATCCATGAGTTGGTGTTTTGATCACTTGCTTCTATTCTAAGATAGTCTGCATTAAAAGATGGTTTCCATGTAAGTAAAACTCCTTCGGGTAAACCTGTTGTTGCGGTTAGTTCGGTGACCGCATCAATTTGATTTAATACTTTTACTATAATATGACGAGCACCTATCCAACTTTTAATATAATATCCATAATCGGCAAAAATGTGTTGATTATCATATTTGTGTAAACTTCCCAATTGATTTTTTGACATATAAAATGCTCTAAATTTTCCATTTTTATATACCTCACTTGAATCCCATCCGTATTGGTTAGCACTTTTCTGCGTAATCGTACTACTTGTCATTTTAGTATAATTTGCTACTTTTATTCCAAAGTTCTTAGCATTGGGTGGAATTTCTGATAACACATCCTCACGTTCTTGTAGTTCTTCAACCGTCATTATACCCGAAATGATTATTTGCTGATCGTCTAGGTCTTCTTTTATTTGAAGTTCTGTCAATTGAGAATCTTTTGACATATCGTATTTTTTTGTTGTTATTGCCAAATCATTTTTTTCAAACAGGAATTGATCAATTGTGTCTGTTTTTGTTATTGGGGTTGGTGTATTTTCTACACTTAATTTAGATGGTGTAGGGCTTGGTGATGGTGAAGGAGTAATTATACTTTCAGGTGTTTCAGGAGACTCATCCGGTGGTGTTGACTTAGTTGGAGTTGGTGTTGGTGTGGGAGTTTTTTCGGGTGTTGGTGTGGGAGTTTTTTCAATTATATTATTTGAAACAATTTCTACTAATCCAGTTTGAGATGAGAAAATAGAACTTGATCCAAAGTTACCATTTAATTCACCATCAATTCTTTTTGAATTACTCGTTGTATATTCATAATCAACATCTTCTAAGAATTCTAAGTCATTAAATTTATTTGATTTTTGTAAAACCCAACATTCTTTAGTCTTATATATGTGATATCCATTTTCATTTTGAAATACATATGTGTTATTATATGAGCTGTTTACTTTTGTATATTCACCATTAGCATCTTGCGTTTGAGAAGAATTAAAGTTCGTAATGTTTAAAGAAATATCTTGTAATGTGTCGTAGTCCTCAAATCTAAATGATATAATAGGTGGGTGTGTTGGTTGTTCGTATAAAAGACTTTGTTCTTCTTTTCTAATATGCTTTTTGTCTTCGTTAAACCAAAAGGAGTCTTTTTTATATTCTTCTTTGCGGTTTTCTGATTTTTTATATGTTCTTACTATTGCAGGCTTTTGACAAACATATCCTGAGTCATCAACACTTGTTTCTCTACTATTGCTAGAAACACCTAAATTTCTATTATATCCGTAATCTGTGTGAGTTTTTGTGCGGCCGTGTGTAAGTATATTTTTTGTCGTACCAATGTGTGCTATATCAAAAGGTAAATATTCTTTGGCCAAAGAATATTTTTTGACAGAATTACAATTCAATTGATCAAATATCCCATTAGTAAATTGATTTTGTGATTTAAAGATTTTAACAAATTCTCTAGAGAAATCAAAATCATGGTGATTTATATTTGTAATATCCTTATATTTTTTTATTTTAAAATCTATTGTAGACGTTACTTTCAGTTTAGTATAGTTTGTACTTAATATCTTCCAATATTTTCCTGTTTCAAAATCGACTCCAGGTATTACATTTCTGTTTGTTGGAGTCTCTTTGATACACTCCCACATGATGTCACTATAATGGACTATTGATCCTATCGCATATACCATGTCTGTTTTAAAGCTATTATCATAAAAGTTATCTAATACAATCTGTCTGTCGTTTGACATACCTTCTAAGTCTATTAATTGATTTACACTACTACTAAGAATATGCTTTGACTTTTCTACATTAAGTTTTAATTTAAATTTATTATATTCCGTGTCTACTAGTAATTCACTTTCTGATTTTAAAAATAAATTATTGTGCAAGTAAAAATCATTAATATTTTTATCATTTTTACAAGGAATAGAGGACCAATACTTTGTAGTTTTCTCTGCATTGATTACTTGAAGATTTACAGACAAATTAAAATCATCTGAAATATTTTTTTCGTAACCAGTTTTGTTATATACTAACATTTTATTTGTGTCACTCGTAAGTTTTAGTGAATCAATATTAACATTTAGAAAATCACGATTATTGTCAAAACTAAAATCTAATTCAAAATTTATAAAAAGTTTGAGTGTTTCAGATTTATTTGTATATACACCCACTTGATCAATTTTACTATATTGAACTATTTTTAGTGTTGGATATAATCTGTCATTTCTTAATTCCCAAGTTATTCCATTATCTTGAGTAAAAAATAACCAAGGTGAATTTTTGTTCCTAAACAAGTATTCACCAGTTTCTAAATATCCATACATATAATATAACCCATTTGCACTTTCATATTCATCTGTAAGATTTTTCAGTTTAATTGCAACACTCCCTATATCATCATCTATTTTTTCGTATTCACATATACCATATATGTTCTTTGTCGTTGTTTTGTATACCCCACATTTTGGATAATTATTATTAATAATTAATGCTTTCTCTCTGTTTATAGTTTTAATTTTCCAAAGATTGGTCAGTTCGGAAAATTCAATTAGTGAGTTACTCGCATTAGTTATTTTGTCAAAAACATAAGAATATCTACCGCTCATTGATAAGTCTTTATCATCTGAAAACCAGGTTGCATTTAAATAAGTCAAACCTTGTGTGTAGATTTTTTTACTATTTGAAAATTCACCACTTTGTTCATTCGTTGATTTTATTTTCCAAACTACTGCATTTTGAAAGTTTAAATTACAAGCACTCGTTTCTTGATATTGAGTAATATCAAGAGTATTTAGTTTACTTTCTATATTATTATATTTTTCTACGAACGATTCATCTGTTGCGTCTGAATTTATATACACAAGTGGTATTTCATAAACAAATTTATTGTTTGTTTTAGATTTAATATTTATTTTCCAAATCAGAAAGTTATTAAAATTTTCTTTTTCAAGTTTAAATAAAAGTTTATTTGGGACAATTTTGAATCTGTTACTTACTGAAACATTTGCTTCTTGAAACTTGTTACCGATAATGTCATTAGATGAATTGTATACAAATCCATTTTGGTCAACGGTGTTTTCAGAGTTTATTATTACTTCTTTTCCTGTGTAAAAACCTTGGTTGTTATCTTTATTCGCAAGAAAACCATCTTCTAAGTATTTTGTATTTGATACTATAAAATCGAAGTTTTTAATATTTCTTAGTTTCCATCTATTAATATTTTCTTCATATGTAAGTATCCACTCTGTGTTTTCGGATGTGTAGGTTGGAATCGGTACATTGTATGATCCATAATTATCGCAATAAGATATATCGTTCCTGAATCTGTAATTGCCATTTGCTGATGATTGATTAGATGTAAAACCGTTAATTCTTACATATCCCTCGGAATACTTGTTTTCATTTACTTTAGATATTTTATTTACAAATTGCTCATCAGTTAATTGATAATTTAGTTCATTACTTTTTTCTTCATTTAATATTATAAAAAAGTTATTTACGAGTTCTCTGTTTTTAATATAAGAAATTCCATAATCAATGTCTCCATCATCGTAAAAACTTGTAATTTGAATCTCATATGTGTCAGATGAAATTGGTGTCTCATTTCCACATATATCTGACCTCATTACTTCTTTTATTTTGTTATCTACATATAATTCAAAGTCTAAGATTGATTCATTTGAAAACATTATAATCTCAGTTGGATTGAGTCTTCTGCTTGAAGTTTTTTCTGAAGTTTGTATATTGATTTTTTTTGTGTGAACTAAACCCGTGTCATACTTTACCAAGTCTCTTCCTTCAAAATACATATTTGCAGAGTTTAAAGATTTACCAATTGTGTCTCCTAGTTCGAGATCAACATAATTTTCAAGAGTTACATCTGCACTAACACTTGGAGTTGGATCACCACTTATTATATAAAATTTTGCACTTTCACGTGTTGAATATTTATTATCAATTATAGGTGGATCAATTTTTATTTTTGGAGTATCATTAAATGTAATAGTAGAATCTGTCAACCAGTTATCTCCTGTAAGCATAAAATTATCAGACCTTACACTTGTTATTTCTCCGGTTATATTATCTATTTTAAATAACTTATTTGCTTTTATTTTTTGTGGCCACGATGACTTCCAGTTGTTTGGTCGGTTTCCATATATTTCGACTAACTCCTCACCGGTGTATCCTTTTCCTTTTTCTACTATCTCAATTTTTTTTACAAACAATGGAATATTTTCAACTAACATTGGAGTTGGTTTGAAGAATGTTTTTGTATCTTTTTTTGTAGTTATTGTATTCTGAAAGAAGTTTTTACAATTTAGATTTGTCTTTATTTCTTTTCTCGATTCAAGCAGTATTAAAAATATAAAATCAAAATTTTCAATAGACTCTCCAACATAAACTAGACAATAATCAAGATTTCCTATTATACTATTTTCAAACTCATTTAGATTTTTTTCATTATGCTTATATTTTATACTTTCTCTAATATTACGTATAAGACTTCGTGTGTTAGTTTTTAATTTTTCTCCACTTTGGTTATATACAGAACTCGGTTGAAAATCACTGCCCCTACTTATAATTTCTAGGTTTTTATATTCATCATTATAGAAATTGAATTTTATATTAGAATTTTTTAAATTTAATTTATAAGTGTTTTTTCTGATTTTAATTTTTTTAGCTAAAAATTTTATATTCAATATTGAATTTGTATTTAAACTTATATCATGTTTTACTGACACATTATATACATTTGGTGAATAAAATATATCTGTTGTTTTAATTGTATGCTTTTTTCTAATTTGACCACTGCTTAAATCACTTACATCAGAAATACCTTGATTTTTTATATTAAAATCCGAGATAAATTTAAAATCAATATCGTTTGTATGCTTTAATTTTTCTGGAATTTTGACTAAGTTTATATTATCAAAGTTTTTCGTAGTGTATCTTACTTTATTGCTGTTATAATTTCTAAAATCAAATACTAATTTATCACGGTTGTCAAAACTGACTAATGAATTTATAAGACCCGATGTATAATAAGGTTTATCACATGACTCATAATTTTTTCCATCAAAGAAACCAACAATTCTTATATTTTTATCAGAATCGGTTTGCTGAATTTTATCACTCCCCACCCATCCATTTTGTATTTTCCCACGAAATGTTCCGTTTAAAAACACATATCTTTTATCACCATCAAATGTATAATCACTCTTTGGTTTATTAACATTCTCAAATTCGTTATTTTCTGTTACAAATTTTTCTGTGAAAGAACCTTTATAAATTCCATATAACTCTGCGTTCACCCATCCATTTATATATGCTTCACATTCTATGAACCTATCATACTTTGCTATAAAACTAACACGACCAAAGTAATCAAAATCTCGTACTGGAAGGTTGTCTGATTCTAATGAGTTATTAAAACCCGTACCAAACCACTCGGGTGTATTAGTATTACTATCTACAATCCTATTACCACTTATCCATGTATAATTTTCGTAATTTCTATTACGATTTAATGCAAGGTATTTACCCCCATCTACCGTATTATCTGACGCTATTATCCATCTGTTCTTAAAACTTGAGTAAAAAACCCACCACATTCTACTTTGATTTGTAAAGACAGGAAGACCCGATGCACCTTTAAATTTAAACTCATATATTCCATTTGCAGTTTCCATTCCGTTGGTAAATCCAGATATCTGTATTCCATCATTTAGAAATATATCGTAATCTATAAGTTTACCATTATATTGAACACCTATCTTTTTTTGCTCTTTTATTTTTTCTACTTTAAACAACTTTCCTTTTTGCTCAGTTATTCCGTGTATTGTGAATATATCTTTTGATGTATCTGATATATCCTCTCCTACCAGGTTTCCGCAATAATTATAATTAAATGTAAACTCAGAATCATTTTTAAAAACTTTTATATCCGAATCATGTGTCAATTTATATTCACCAGTTTTATTTGAAATGTAAGGCCGTTCGTTTCCAAATGATGAAATATTACCCTTCAAACCCACATTAAAATCAACATTTAAAATTTCAGTTATTTTTTCTTTATCTGCACTTTTGTTTCCGTCTAAATCAATCCAAGTAGATGATTTTATTCTAGGAGGTATTATTTTATGTCTTTCTAATAAAGAAGGTTCTATTAATAATCCAGAAATTAAGTTTGCACGTGCCGGAACAAGTTTTTCTAGATTTTCAAATAAAGATGGATCAATATATGATTTTATTAAATTGAAATACTTTTGGATATCTAGTTTGCCAAACCCGTGTTTAAAAAATATTTTACGAAGACTTTCAAATTTTTTGTAGCAATAATTATATGTTTCTTGTGGGTCTCCTATGAATTCACCAAGATTTATTTGACCAAGAAACCTAATAATTTCTTGATTAACTATATCAGTCGGACTAAAATATACACCAAGTGTATTTGAATCAATGCTGTTTCTATCATTTGATTTTTTTGTTGATCTTGCTCTTGGATTTAGTTCTGCTATTTTTGTTTGGTTTTCAATTCTTATTTTATTGTTAGTAAATGATTTTCCGGCCATTGATGGCAGGTTACTTAACTCGGTCCTGTTTTTTCCAATGAAGTGATATGGATATGTTGTATTGGTGAAATTGTATGCTAATACATCTTGTTTATTATTAACTAAAGCATAGTTTTTCAAAATACCTGGTTCAGAGCTGACACCCGTTGATCCTACTAATGAGTATGGGTGATCGAAATTAATTTTAGTGACAAGCACATTTTCTAATTCAATAAAATTATCAATATCGTATCCTTGATTATTATTGATATGACCTAAAAATCTTTTTTCAGAAATGTCAGTTTTATATATTCTAAGTTTATCAATACTACCACGAAATTGGGTTTGTTGGTTGTAATTTCCAAAATACAAATTTTTTGTTTTAACAATATTATTTGCTGAATATTTTGTAATTACTAAATTTTCTTGACTTGAAAAAACTTCTGAGGAATCATATACTCGTTTAACATACAATGTAACTTCCGAGTCAGTATTTACATCAGATTGTTTACAATTAATTAGTATGTCATACTCAAAATTATCCTCAAAATATATTGGATCAGACATTTTACTTGGACATAAAATAAGTCCATCTGTATTATAAAAATTTAAATAAAATTTTCCGTAATTATCTTTAAATTTATCATCTCTGAATATTCCGAACTCCCAATTTCTGTTTGATTGTAGAATAGAGTAAAATCCACTATTATTTAAGTATCCATTTTGTTTTAGTTCACTTATAGTATAGTGGTTTCCTTCAAGACTTCCCTCGAATCTAAAGTCTAGTGTATGGTCATCGTTCCTGTATTCACCCTTTGTTATCTCTGCGTCTTGTGAAAAACTAAATGATAATCTCACTATTTCTCCGTTTAATGTGTCTTGTGCTCCAATTTCTGCTAGAGTATATAACGGGTCGTAATACTCTACTGATTCGACTTGACCAAGTTCATTTACTATTTCTTTAGTTTTCTTTGCTCTGTCTGAATAAATTGTAACGAACGCAGGTTCAGTTCCAGATTTAACTTTAGGGTACGAAAATGAAACCCCTTCACGGAAATTTTTCCAAGAAAGTGCCATAACAGAATCATCGTCTTTCCAAGAATCAGGAACAAAAGATTCTTGAGTTTGACCTTTAGTATAAAAAATTGGTTTTGTAGAACCTATTATATAGTCTTCGTCTGAATTCAATAATTTCTCAATATTTACACCCATGCCTAAATTTGACGGCAATCTCTCACTTGTATCTTCATTAAAAATAATTGTTTCTTGTGTATTTTGAAAGAACTCACTTCCTATACTAAGTTTCATCTCAATTGAAACTTTTGTGTTATTTTCTTCTTCTAAATCAACTGGTATATCAAGATACTGATCAGAATCGGTTATTTGTAATGAATAATCGTATGTATCTATTTTAAAGTTTACATCTGATTCATCTGTGTCGGTGTTATAGTTGATTCCTCCGTATTCTCTTATTTTAAATAAATGATCTGGAATTCCGTAGCAAGTAAATAATGCCCTTATCGAATTCTCTGTTCCGGCGGTTTTTAATATATATGGCAAATTGTTTAAGACTCGTCTCCATACTTTGTCACGATTTTCTTCAAATTGCTTGCCAATTGTAAGTTGATCCGATGTTCTTCCGGATAATCTAACTCCAAATGAATTCATAACAAACCAAACTAATTGATTTGGTATTCCTTTTTTAAATGAGTTTCGAGTGTAGGACATCTCTGTCATATTTTCTGTATATACATGAAGTATGTCAAATTGTTCTCCAATCATTCCTAAAAACAAAGTAAACTCTTCGTTTTCATTTGTTCTTACTAAAAATTCTGGAATACTATTATACAACGATTCGTCATTATACTTGTCGTATAAGTCTGCTTCTCTTGCTTTTCCTTTATACCAAGCAAACCCATCACTTTTTTGAAATTCTATTATATCAAGTGGTATTAACTCTGGTGGAAATATAGCAGTTCCCTCTGTATATTCTTCTAGTAAATTTATTTTAAATAATGAACTTTGGCCTCCAAATCCAGAATTATTAGTATTATTGGCTGTAAATCCCGAATTAAGATTGGCGCCGTTTGAATAGATAAATACGTCAGATTCTTCATTGAAAAGCTTCCACTTTGAAACGGTGTAGTCCCATATAATTTTCCACGATGAGTTTATTTCATTTAAAAACACTTTATCAAGGTCGTATTTTCTTGATGCGTGTAATTTATACAATCCATTTGCACCATCTACTGCACCCGTAAATCCATTTATACTAAATGATGTCTCACGTGGCCATGCACCGTTATCGTTATCGTAATAAAGAAATTTATCATAAGGAGTAAATGTTTTAAAGATTTCGACAATTCCCTCATTATATTTTTTGATGTCTTCATTTTTGAGTATCTCAAGTGATCTGCTTGCCTCTGTTGAATTAAGAAATCCCGATGCTACATCTCTGTTTAGTTTGTTTATCTTCCGTATTGCTTCCTGAATTTTAAATTTAAATTTAGATATGTTTGTAAGTTTTAAAACAAAATTATCTAGTCTTGCTCTTGCAGAAGAAAATTTTACAAAGTTTTTAAAGTCAGAGTAATCTATATACAGATTTTCTATTTCCGTATTTGTTGTCTTGAAATAGTTTTCTGCACTCGATGTATCATCCTCAAGCAACTTAGATTCTTCTTCGTCACTTAATGAAAATTTCTTTGTTGCATTTGATGTAAGTTTTGTTGATAAACTAGGACCTCTAAGTTTAAATGTTGTTGAACTCTTATCAACAATTGATCTTAATATTATACTTTTTACTATATCATCGGAATACGGATTTTGTGATATATGAAAATTAACATCCTCTGTAATAGATTCGTCAAGTGGTTTTAATAATTTTATTAGTAACACATCATTCGAGTTTGAAGACAACATTTCATCTTTAACACTTGAGTATTTTAAAAATGGAATAAACAAGCCATTGCCGAAGTTCATTCCATTAAGCAAATATGTATCAAATCTTTTTTTAAATAAATTATCTAGTTCAGTTTCATTAAACATCTGTATTAACATAAATTTATAAAAAAGTTTTATGTCCGTGTTTTCTTCTTGTACGAATCTAGAAAAAGTATTTAATGTATAATCGACTAAATTAATGTAATCTGTATAAAATTTGTTTTGCGAGAAAACTTCATTATAATTTCCATACAAGTAACTCATGTATGTATCTTTTAAGTTTTTATATATTGAATCGAGTTCTTTCAATATTTCAAGTTCCGTTAACGAAAATGACTTGGACGCCTTGTTGACATAAAATGAATAATCAGAAGTTTTTTGGGAAAATTCTTTAGAATCTAACTCAGAAACAAAAGTTTCGTTTTTTAGTATATTACTGAGTTTTTCAATTATATGTGCAACCATTACTTGCTTGTTTAAAAAGTTGCTATACTCAAAGTTAAATGAAATTTGATTTGGATTTCTAGAATTTTTAAAAGATTGTGTTACTGCTTTTATTTCTGTTCTTGACGCAGAAATTTCTTTTATTTGTAATTTATATGGATTTTCAAATGAACCTACGATATCATTTCGATATGCAATTCTAACTTTATATTCTCCTTGCTCAATTCCTAGTTGGCTTAGTTCATATTTAGGTGATATCAATATATTACCATCACTTGTTTTTGGATATAGCGACTGCAAGTATGATATATTTTTATTTTGAATTACACCGGATGTATCTGTGTAAGATATTGTTTTTGTTGAATAATTTGGAGTTTGTTGTATTGTCTTCCAACCAACCAATTCGTTGTCTTGTGTAAACGCAGAAAATTCTATAACATCTTTTGAATTTACACCAAATAAGTCGCCCGTATTTTCTCTATCTTTTATTTTATTAAAATCAGACGAGTCAATACTACTTGATCGTATGACGTTAGTATCACTGTCAAACTTAGATGCAAATGTATGTTGTAAAATATCAGTCATAACCTTTTAGGTTTTAAGATTAAGTCGGTTCAATTGCAAACGGAGATGGATTATAGGATGTTTCATTTTTTTGTTCTGAAGATTCTTCTCTTTTTGGTAAAAAAGGAAACGAATCTGAAAAATCTGCTTCGTCTACACCCTCTCCATTTTTTATTCTTTGTTCTAATATAACCGATTTCATTGCATTGTAATTAGTTTCAGCATCTTCTTGAATTTTAATGTTGCGTTGGGATTCTCTTTCTAAAACGTTTGCTAATTCATCTAGTTGATTTTCAAGCACACTCTCACGTTTTAATTGATCTTCACTAAGTTGTTTTATATCCTCTTCAACCATAACATTATTTTGGGCATCAGATTCATTTATGAGTTCATTAAACGAAGTATCATAGTTTTGTTCTATCTTGTCATTAGAAAATTCTGTAATATTTTGTTTTAAAAGAGTTATGTTGTTGTTTATATCTTCTTTATTCATATCGACAATAAGGTTGCCACTATCATCTATATTTTCAGTCACATTTGTACCAGTCAATAGATTATTTAGTTGTGTTTGGTCAAAGTTATTATTGTCTAAATACTCAGGAATGTTTTTTGATTTATTCATTTTAATTTGTAATCATAAAGGTTCTTTTATCTTCATATTTTTTTCGAATGTCATTTGATTCTAGTTTCAAAATAAATTTGTACAACCTACCACGAGACAAACACTTGAAATTAAATTTAAAAAAGTGTCCACCGTTGTCACATGAAATTTTAGTAAATTCAGAAAAATCTATTACTAATTCTTCTGTCTCAGCATCAACTACTGAAAAGAATATATCTTCTTTTGTAACATTTTTTCCTGAGTATCTCATTCTGTTTGAAAAAGATTTCTTAGGACTCGATTCTCTCACACCTACTTTTATTTTTTCAAGACTTGTTTTTGAATATGTTTCGTTAATGTTTTCTACAAATATATGCAAGTCGGTGCTATCTAATTCTTTTATTCCGTCCGCTAGAGTTTCTTTTTTGCTGATCGGCAACATCTCTGTTGATTCTTCATATATTGATCCTGTCTCTAGTGATGCGGTATCTAGTGATCCGGTGTCTAGTGATCCAGTGTCTAGTGATTCTGCACTTAGTTGTTCATTCCTTAATTCTGTATTTTTTACATTATTAGTAGATACATATGGATCAAATATATAATCATATTTACCAATTTCTAGGTAAGGTTGATAAATTGTATTTGTATTTGATGAGAAAAATTTGACATTACCACATCGTTTTGTATTATCATTTTTGAACTTTAAAATAATGCCATTATTCACAATTGCAGACATATTCCAAAATTTAACAAGTTCTGTAATATCTATTTTTACATCAGATGTGCTTTTATTAAAAGTGAACATATAACTTAGTTGATTTTGAACATTAAGTTCATTGTCGTAGTATTTGTCAAACCAAGACCCACCTCCTGATTCATATTCGGTTGGTGTGTTTGTATTCCATGTTTCTTTTTCTTTATTTTTATATAACCAAGATACTCCAGGATATAAAACTTCTTTATCTGCAAATCTTCCTTTTCCATTTTCCCAAGACTCTGAGACAGGATATAATTCAAGTTCTGTGTTAGATTCAAGTTCTATGCTTTGTACTACTTTTAAATTTAGAACATAATTATTAGTTGTTTTGTAATCGGAAATTATATCTTCATTGGAAAACAACAAAAGTGATCTTGATATCATTGGACCGTTTGTCGGAGTAAAATCTGAAGCAACCTCTAGTATTTCATCTGCTCCTGTGTTTAAAACATTATAATTGCTATAAAGTGTACTTGTTTCTGTTGGGTATACAAATTCAATCATTATATTATTCTCCCTACGATATCTTTTTTTGGAAATTTTAATTCAAATATTGATGGGTCCATTGATGGATATATTGTTTTACCCATCGTAGCTGCTTTAATATCGTATTCGTTTTCGGAATAGTCTCCATCTTCAGTTGTCAAGTTTACAATTTCTACATCTACTACTGAACGTACTCCTGTAACTTTTGATAATTTTAGTTCTATTTCTCCAATTTCTACCGGTTGCATAATTGATATTTTATCAGTTGTATACATTTCTGTAAGTTCACTTATACAAGAAATTAATATCTCTTTTTTATTAAAGTTTTCAAATATTGAAATTTCAAAATTTATTCCAAAGTTTATGACAAAAGCATTTGTAATATTGATTCCATCGGTCAGAATTCTATATTTACTCAAATATTTTTTCAAATTTTTCAATACTAATTCATTTGGTCTTACTAAGTGATTATTTTTATCGTAAGACAAAACATATAAATTAATTGCAAGTGGGTTGTTTAACTCTCCGTAGACAATATTCATTCCATTTGGAGTTACTTTTGCTTCATCCACAAATGCTTCCTTAAAAATATTTGTTTGCGATTTTGTATCGAGAATTCCGTCTTTTGAAACATATGCTTTTGCTATACTTCCAAACTTTGGTGGCATCGATAAAGTTCGTATAACATAATCATCACGTGTAACTGCACGATGTTGAGAAGAAAATGATGCCAATCCGTTTTGCCGAATTTCTTCATCTGTTTCTGCTGACTTGCCACCTGTTGCGGGTAATGGATTATTTACCTGAACACTTGATTTTATTGTATCAACTGATGCTTGTTCGGTGGGATCTAGGTAATCTGTCGTTTCTTGAAATTTTATATTTTGAATTGTATTCAATGTATTCGCCGATACATTTGAAGATACCCCACCTCCTATATAATATTTTATGTTAAGAGTAGTATTTGAAGGAGCACTGCCGTAACTGTTTGACTTTAAAAAATTACTTGGATCAATACCCGTCTCAAGATTTTTTGCAGAATTCATAGTCTTTCCCAAATTATCTAGGTTTGGAATTATTATTTCGTCATCAAACTTATCACTTCCTGCACCAAATTCTAACGTTGTTGTGTTATCAGGATTTACAATGGTTGTAAATCTTCTAGAGGATTTTATAAATTTCAATATATATGGAACAGAATCGGAATATTCCATATAAGCAGGATTATTTTGATAGTCGTTGGGTTCTTCAATTGCAATTGTATCTTGTGCTAAATATGGTACTTCGTAATATAAATTTCCTGCCGAATCGGTGACTGAAAGTACCTCTATTACATTTTGTTCAGTAAGGGTCACTTCAAAAAATTCACTAGGTTCTCCAACTCTTACTGATTTACTGGTGAGTGTACCTGCACTTGCCATGCATCTTTTTTTAAGTAAATAAAATGTCGGTTGGCCAATTGAGTCTCTTTCGTATACACTTACTTCACGTTTTGAATCTTTTTTGTTTTCGTTAAAATTTATCTGAGTTATTGTCCTAAAGGGTGGTGAGTTTCCATCTGATGAAGATACCTCCATTCCTTCTTGAATGTTAAGTGCATATTTAAAATCAGGTTCCATTTTTCCGTTTAAACCAACTTTAGAAGGAACTAATTGAAATACTTCCAATTCGGTTGTTGCTGATACGGATGTTCTTATTTTGTAACCAAGATAGTTTGCTAAACTAATAATATTTTTTCTTTCCGAGGAATATTGAAGAAATCCTTCTTTAAATTGGTGGTCTATGTAATATGACAACACGTCACCAACATAACTCGCAAGTTCTATAAACATCATACCAGTTGAGTTTTCACTAAAATCTCTGTACGTAGACGAGAAGTATGATTTTGAATATTCAATTAAATTTTTTCTAAATGAATTAAAATCTTTACCAGTATAGTTTATGTCTTTTTTGTTTGCCAAAGCTTGTTGATATGTGTCGTTTTCCATTTTATGATACCTCTATTTCTAAAGTTTCGTATGAATCTGGTATTGAACTCAACGAGAAACTTATTTTCAATGTTGCAGAATTTGGTGCAGTAGTAAGGTCTCTTAATACATCTACTCCAGTAATTAATACCTCTGGCATCCACTTTTCAGTAGCATCTTGTACGGCTTCTTTTAACAATTCGTCATATTCATCCTCTGCTGGATTAAATAATAGACTTCTAAGATCACTTCCATATGTAGGCATCATGGGTCGTTCACCTTTTGCTGTCATCAACAACATTTTCAAATTGGTGTGACTTCGTTCTATGTCCGAGTAAGTTTGATCAAAAAAACCTCGACTACCACGTGAGTAAGGAATTCTAATACCAAGTGGTATATCTTTATTCATTTAAGTTTTCCTCGTTTTTGATCAACTAATTTAACTACATCTGAATAATTTCTGGTTAATGCCTTTGATAAATGATCGGGTAAACTTTCTACATTTACTTGATTACCACTAAGATCAGTCATTGTTTCTGGTTCTCCAACCCGTGGTCCTTCTGCTGGTATTCCACCTACCGTTTCATTTAACACTTTATTGAGTGCTTCATTTCTGCTGTACCTTTTTGTTGGTAAAGGCTTTTGATTGGTTTCTTGAATTGTATTTTTTAAAACACTTTTAGTAATTTCAACGGGATCGTCAACTGTATCAGATATAGATTCCGTTTTAATTAATTCAGATAACATCTTTGGTAACGACTCATTTAATTCAGCCCTTACTGCACTTCTTATTAGTTTTATTAGTTCATTTTTTTTCATTGTATAACCTTTCTATCCAGATATAAATATTCGTTCACTCAATAATGTTGGAGCTCTTGCTCTTAAAGCTGATAAAGAACCTTGTTGAGTTGGTGATCCTGTTGTAATAAATGGATCACTATGAGTGTGTCCTGATAACCAATCACATAAATCTTGTAACCACCACACCGTGCAATCTCCTTTTAAAGAAGGATGATTTCTGGTTGTATAAACACCGAGGTGAATGGTCGGTGACTCGATTGATGTATGCATATCAGTTTTTAAAACAATTCGTTGTTTTGCATTCATCGTAATTTCATCATCAGTTGAAACAAAAAACTTTCTTTTTGAAAATATACCACATTCTTGTGTTTTGGCAGAAATTAAAACTCGTTCTGAGTTAATTACAATTTGATTTCCATTTAGAGTTGGTAATTGAGCTCCAAATATTATACCATCGGTTTGTTCGGTTAATACTAAATTTTCAGTTTTTTCTATTTCCTCTGCGAAAATCTTATCGTATACTTTCTCGGCGTCTGCTAAAGTTTTTTCAACTTCTTCTGTGTCCTTTAAATTTTCAATATCATTTGGGTGCAATAAACCAACTGCATTCATATCAGCATCCTCAAGAACAGTACCGTTTAATTCATCACGGGTAATTGTTTCACCTGTATGAAAGGATGTTACTTCTGTTGCGTCTGGCTCTACTGGTGGACCACCAGACGGTTTGGTTTGTCTTACTGTAGATTTAGTTTTTTTGAATGAAGAATCTCCTGTTTTTTCATAGGTATCCTCTTTGATATTTCCTTCTTCGTCTGTATAAGTGTCATACACTATACTCTTTGAATCAGATTGATATTCAATATTACTTGTTTTTTGCTCTACAACTTGGTGAGAACTGATTGCATCTTTTTTAATTTCACTTTCTAAATCTTCTTTATTTTTTGCTTTAATATCTTTATCTTTTGATATGATATCATTCTTTACTTTTGTTTCATCTAAAGTTGTTTCTATTTCTTTTTCATATGACTCAGATTTTACTCCAAGTTGCTCTTTTATACTTTTTGGTTTTACATCTAAATTCGTATTTATTTTATCTTTTGTTAATTTATCATCGGATTCGGTAATTTGTGTGATTATTGATTTTTGTGAATATTTTATATCCTCAACGTTTATGTCTTTTTTAATAATCGCAGTTTTATTACTAAGTTCTTCAGATAAATTATTTGTTGGTATTTTTTCGTTTATAAATTCAATGTTTTCACTAGCAGATTCAAATTGAATTCCTTCACTCGACTCTATATCAGAACCCCAGTCAAAGAATGCCTTACATTCACTTGAGGGTGGTGATAGTGTTGCACCTGCATCATGATTATTTTGCATTGGTTCTTTTAATTGCAATGATCCGTATCCTTGGACGCATATACACTCCTCTTGTGGTGTGCCTTCGTCAATTACTGCAAAGGAGTTTATCGGAAATTGTTCAGCATTTTTTACTTCTAGTTTTGTTGATCCAGCTATTACAGGTTCTGTTAATGTATCTGCGACTCCTAGTTTTTTTATTACATCGTTTTTAACGAGTATTGGACTTGTATCGTTTGATTCATTTTTAACTTCATCATATCCACGTTCTCTTTTAAATCCAGTACGAGCATCAAATTCAAGATTTACTAAATCTTTATTTCCTTGTGCAACAGTCAAATTTGTTTTTCCTAAATTGCAGGCGTCGCACTTAAGCATATCTATATCACCTGCTATTGATTTAAATTGTTGATCAAAACCAAAATCATTACTTGCATATGTGTCGTATGTTCCATCTGAAATTAATTTTTTTCCGACAACTTCAGTTAGACCTTTGTTTGAGGAAACATTTGCGAACGTTTTTCTGAATGTATCGATTGTATCCGAACCGTATTCCATATTTTCTACCCAATCACACAAATTAAATAAACTATTTGCAATATTTAAATCTTGAATTCCAAATCCACCAAAATTTGGTTTTAAGTTTAAAAGTTTATCAAATATAGACTTGAGTCTTGCAAGTAAATCAAGATTAATACCAAGTGAAAGTATTAAACCCAAAGCAGATTCTGTATCAGATGTGTAATCTCCTCTTTGTTTATTTTTTAAAGTGGCACACAACATCTTCAATCCAAATCCTGCAAGTTTAAATAACTTAAACATTGGTGTGTCGTTTGGTCCTATACCAAGCATATTTGATCCAGGTACATCAATTCCAAGAGCTGACGCCGCAATCAACGAGCTTCCTGTTTTGTTTCCTTTTAAAAAAGACGATGATCCGTTTCTGGCCGAACCAACTGACCCGATGATTCCTCTTTCAAGAGTTGAATTCAAACCAAAGTTTCCTAATCCAACGGAGTTTATTATATGTTTCTTTTTTTGATCAGATGACATATTTCTTTTTTGCTTATTACTACCAGGTGTTTCTATAAATTTCATTAGCACAGACGGAGACTTTCCACCAAACCTTTTACCTAATTTTCCAGCCGTTCCCATATCTACTGCTGTTCCGAATGAAGCAGATAATGCACCTGTCATATTATTGTTTGATGCAAACGATGCAATATCTGATCGTGGGATTGTGTTTGGATTATTATTTTCTTCACACGCTTTGCAATTTGGATCTTTGGTCTTCATTTTAATTTCTAAAACTTGTGTCGATTATATCTTTTCTTTTTCCTATGTTGCTATTTGATATACCATCCAAACCGTTATATGTTTTATGTACACAACCTCTTCTTCTATATGGAACGTTATCATACTGATGTGTGAGCGTTGGAACAAATTTAGATACTGTTCTACCTGATGTAATTTGTATCGAACTTCCGTCTTCGTTGACATCCTCTAGAATATTATATTGAAACCACTTTTCATCTTTTTTAGTTATCTTTTGACGATTTCTTATTAATATCATTGGATTTCCTAAATTCTCAGCATACGACTCTCCATATCCGTTTTGCGTTCCAACATCAACAGACGGATTATTTTCATAGCATCCAAACCTTACACTACTTCCAAAACGACTTTGTATTATCGTATCACCCTCATAGTGTCTAAGTGGTCTTATTTTATTATTTGCTTTAAAATACTTTCCTAAAAATGGTTTACCGACTGGATCAGCATATCTATTTGTTGCTGGCCATAAGTCAGATTTATTTCTTGCACCCTCAAGTGAACCTGGACTTTTAGTTGCATTTATTCCACCAGGACCACCATATCTATGTTCGTGAGAAAAATCTGCACAATTATTCACAAAGTTTCTTGAATTTAGTCTTCTTGTATAATATTGCCTTCCCATGTAGTTTGATACGATTACGATTTCATTTACCAACGGATATTCAAATATACCAGTCTCAAGTGGTGTAACCCAGTCTAATTTATTAATCGGTGTAGTTTGTTGACTATTAATCAATCTAACTCGTACACGACCAATCCATGAGTAATCACGGATATTGGGTTCGTTGTAAGAATCTGGCCAAGTTGATCTTTCTACGGTCGGCACTTCTGCATTAGATTCGGAAAAAATTGGATGAGTCTCATCACGAATAACATCAATTACTATTGCCGCCTCCAATTCGTAGAAAAACGAAGAATCTTTACCAGACAATTCGTTTCCGCGGATAGTTGATAGTTGTTTTTTTTCTAGATTTTGCGTTTTAGACTTCAGTTGTACTTGCGTATGTGCCATTATTTTTCTTCCATATTTTTCTCAAGTTTCTTAACATCATTGTTTATCAAAGACTCTGACTTACTAATTTCTTCTACTTCTTTTTTTACACTCTTTAATAGTTCTTCTTTTTCCGATTCAGTCAGACCAGAAGTATCTCCCTCTCCTTCTGAAGAAGAACCACTTAGAAATCTTTGTAATACAGCTGACAGTTTGACAAGTTGATCATCATTTTTTACTGATACATCAATGTAATCTTTAATCATTGGTGCTATTACAGTCGCACTTCCTGCATCTTTGACCATTGTGCGTAGGTCTTTAATTAATTGATCTATTTGTGCTGACTTGCGTGTTGAGTTAAAATAAATATCTTTAGCAAGAGATGCAAATGTTTTTCCATCAAATATTTCTTTATCAGTATCCATAAATATAAATATGAATATACATATTTTTTATATTATTTACTAATAATCGTTTTTAACATTACCAGTCTCTTTATATTCAATTTGAATTCTTTTTTGCATATCTTTCATTTTATTTACAACTTTAGTAATATTTTGAGTTTTGCAGTTTGTCATTTCTCTTATATAAAGATATAAAGCCTTTTTGTTAAAATTCTCGATTCTGTCTGAATTTCTAAATATTTCAAGAACTGCATACGCAATTTGAAGTTCGTTGTGCTTTTTAAAAATTTTTTGTATGTTTACATCCCAATAATCAATCATAAGTTTAAAGAATTCTGATATTTCTTTTTTGTTTGTTGGGTTTGTTGGAAGTGAGCTCAACTCTAAATCAACATTTGTAGATTCTTCGTCATCAACACTTACGTGTTTTTTAAACTTTCTATAATTACCATTATTATATAATATCAAGAAGTTTTTAGCAATTATACTAAAATAAGAAAACGCCTTCCCATTCTCTGGTTTATATTTGTGGATGTTGCTTACTAAATTACTAACAACTTCCTGTTGAACCTCTAAATGACTGCATTGAAAATATGAAAACTTAAAAGTATTAAGTATATTTTCTGCAAGTTTATCAAACGGATATGAGATTCCTTCATTATATATTTTATTTCTTTCCACCACGCACTCAGTTTGATTATATTTAATAATCGCATTTTCTGCATCTTTTCCAAAGTATATCTTTGACTTTTTTCTTCGTTTTTTTGGTTTGTTAGGTGTATCCACTTCATAGTTCCTTTTCTTTAGGTGTTATATCGTGATCAAAATCTTGTATAATTTTTGCTAAATCTTCAAATACAGCACCCACTTCGTCATCAGTCTCAAAAATATTCTTATCATCTATTTGTTTCATATCTGATTGTAGTTTATTTATTTTTTCAAAAATTTGATTAGTCCAGTTTTCATATATTGTGTTTTTTCTATATAAGTTGTATATTATATACAAAAGTACCCCAATCAATAGTGTTAGCACACTACAACTTATTAATAAAGGACTTAGAATATTAATCATCCGATAGAATATCGCAAATAATTATATATTTGTCAACTAAATTATTTATTTAGTCACTTTTGTCTTTTTTTTGCGAATCTTTTTTATTTTTTTTGTCAGTATTACTTTCGTCTTTCAGTGGAACATTTCCAATTGTGCTTCCGTGTATATATCCACCCGATGATTTGTATCTGGTATCCGCATAAATTGATTCGTCTTCATCTTTTTTTAGTTTATTATATAAATCCATAGTCGTTTTTTTCCACGGAACATAATAAGGTCCTTTTGGTTCAGGATCACTATTTACATCATACATTGGTGTAGATATAACATTATCCTCATCTTCCGTTTGTTTTTTTGATTTATGTTTCGGTGTGGGTGTAGGAATTGGTGAAGGTGTTGGTGATGGACTCGGTGTTGGTGTAGGAGTCGGTGAAGGTGAGGGAGTGGGTGTAGGAGTTGGTGATGGACTCGGTGTTGGTGTAGGAGTCGGTGAAGGTGAGGGAGTGGGTGTAGGTGTAGGAGTTGGTGATGGACTCGGTGAAGGTGTGGGTGTCGGAGTCGGTGTAGGGGTTGGTGAGGGACTCGGTGTTGGTGTAGGAGTTGGTGATGGACTCGGTGTTGGTGTGGGAGTCGGAGATGGACTCGGAGACGGTGTAGGAGTTGGTGTAGGGGTTGGTGATTTTAATATAACCACTTCCTCTTCAAAGTCACCTTCTTTTTGTAACTTATCGGCAAATGGTAAATTATCTATCCAATTTTTTTTTTCGGTAACTCTTCTCCAAGAGTCATTCTTCCACCTACCATTATGTTGTATGCAAGCACTAATGCGACTGCCACGGGATCAAATACTAATACTATAACAATAATGAACCACTTAACAACAGTATCAACTGGTAAATTAAATGATTCTGCAATGAATCTAAAACTTCCTATGTCTGTATCTCTTATTGCTTCTTTTTCTACGAGGATATCTGCTTGATTGGATTTTATTTTGTCATACTTGTCTTCAATGACTGATACATTATCTAAATCGTTTGTTGTATCACGAAGTCCATTTACTTTTTCCACGAATTTGTCGTATTCCGTTGAAATCTCTTCGTCTATTTTTGCAAGTGAGTCGTTATATCGTTTTGTTGCGGATGTTTCTTCTTCTGAAATGGATGATAACGAAGATGCGATAGAGTCTCGTTCTGGTTGTTGAGCAACTCGTAACTCTTCAAGTTTCTTTTTGTTGCTTGAAAATAATCCACCACCCTTTGCTTCTATTGCAGTTTTTGCGGAATCTAGTGTAGATAAACGATCAAGTAATTGTTGTCTGCGTGTGGTTCTTGCTTCTGTATCTGTTTTGTTGCGTGAAGATAACGCATCTTGTCGTGCCCGTCTATCTTCTACATAATCATCGTATATTTTTTGGAATCCTGCGATTGTCTCTGTCTTTTTGTCTTCTACTGTAACATCCGTGTTTTGTAGTGTAGCAATCTCGGTCTCAATAACAACTATTTCTTTATTTAATGTTTCAATGTTGTTTTCGTGCATTTCCACCCTAGAACGAGTGTCATCATAAGCATCACTTAAAAATCCATAAATACCTAAAGAGGTGACTCCGATTAAAACAACAACTGCGATTGTGCTGTACCATTTTAATAATCTAGGGATTCGTTCCCAATAACGATACAAAAATGATGTCATCGCAAGTTTACCTGCTTCTAAAACACCCGCCATTACCATAGCTGCAATCGCTGCTCCTGCAAACAAAAGGCCTATACCTCTAACTGAAAAGAACGCTGCTGTTCCTGCTACTGCGAGGGCCAACCCTCCGATAATTGCAGTAAATAATTTCATAATAATATATATTCCTTTTGTTAAACTTTGTACGAGTTCGTATGTTGTATAAATATAATATAATTATAAAAAAAGGGGGTAATTTTTTTACCCCCAATATTTTCAAATAAATTTGACGAAGATATTATAGTATTTTGACCTTTTTTGCTTTAGTCTCGACCACTTCTCGTTTTGGAATACTTACGTTTAAAATTCCATTATCAAACTTAGCTGATATTTTATCTACCGCAAGGGTTTGATCATCAACTTTAAATGATCTTTTAAACGAAGATCGCTTTAATTCTTTGTATACATATTTTACATCTGGATCTTCTACTTCGGTTTTTTTATCACCTGATATAGTTAGCATTCCATCGGCATACTCAACAGATACATCCTCTTTGTTGAGTCCTGCAATTTCTGCTTCAATTCTAACTTCACTCTTTGCGTCTGCCACATTCACCCGTGGGTATGAACTATTTCCAAAGAAGTTCACTCCGAATTCTTGACCGAAGTTTGGAAATGCTTGATTGACCATTTTGTCAAATATTGAATCAAATGGAGTTAAAAACTCATCGCGCATTGTTGGAACGTGTTTATTAAGTCCTGTTCCGCTGGACTTATATCCGTAGTTTTTCATTTTATTATTTCCTATTTTAGTTACGAACCCCAACGTGGGCATCCGATGAACAACCTCTAGTGAGCATTGCTCTGTTTATAAATATACTATAAGAAGTAAATTTTATTAAGCTTCATGGATTAAATTTCATTATATCTTCCATGTTTGATTTTTCAGCAAGACAAGTCATGTGATCTGCCCAATGAATTACTCTTGGAAGTTCAGTCTTCAACCCAACCTCTTTTGAGAATGCTTTTAAGTATTGTGGATTTGACTCATCATACATACCGTCTGATAGTTTTATTCCCAAAAATTCTTTTTCAGTAATCTTGATTTCAAATTGCTGAAGTAACCATATAGTCCTGTCAGTAACAGACATCCAATGAATATCAGGATTAATATTATATAGTTTACCTTGGTTCTTGCGATGCCACTCGCTATCATTGTGTACATATTGTTCACCATCGAGTGAGCCAAGTTTACCAAGGTCGTGATTAAACGCAGCGAACATCATTTCATCATCTGTAAAATCTATATTTGCACCAATACTTTGAAGCAACACCTTTACTCCACGCACAGTTTTACACACACCAAGCACATGGTCTATATATCCACCATCATACGCATTGTGAAATCTGTCAATGCTACTTGCAGGAGAAATTAGTGCCCGTAGTCCAAGGCAACCTTCATCAGTTCCAAACATATGTAATAGTTTTTCTTGTCTGTCTCCTTCAAATGTATTCTCTATAAATTTTAAAAAATTGTAGTAATTATCTTGCAATTCTGATTCTGTATATTTTTTCATAATAAACTATTATATTATAGTTTAGTTTTTTTATCAAGAACTTTTTTTTGTTTTGGTACTAGTTTTTTAAAGTTTCCTTTTTCGTTAAACAATTTCTTGTTATTATTGTAATTTTCTCTTGATGCCTCAACATGGTATAAGTGAAATGCAATATTTTTTGTATAACCTGTATATATTTTTTTTGGTAATCTTGAAATTAAATCAAGGTCTTGAAATCCCCACCCCTCAAAATTTTCATCGTACCCATTAATTTGTTTAAAGTAATTTGTGCTTAATATGAAACTATATTTTCCAAATGCATGATTGCTGTTTTTTTTATTTTTTATTTTTATAAGATTGGTATTGAGCAAATATTCACTTTCTGATTTGTTAAGGTGTAATATGCATTCAAATGGGCGTACTAGTTTTACATTTTTTGGTAGTTGTGAAATGACATAATCAACATCCAAATATACATCCACATCCCACACCCATATAAACTCACTTGTTATATTATCAACAAATCTATTAAGTAACTTAGATTTATTAAATTTAGATTGACCTAAATTAAATGTAATGTGCTTTACATTTGGAAATCTGCTTGTTATGTCTTGCGACTTTTTGTTGTTGTTTGAGTCCTGCTCTGCAACATAAATTCTGCGTGACAATTGCGAATCACTAATGTGATTTAAAATAAAAGCCAAGTTCCTTAATCTATATTCACACAAATCAAATATAGGAATTACAAGACTTATGTCCATTTTCACTATGTTTTGCTAATTTGTCTTTCAGAGTAAGATGGATCAAAGTGTTTTAATTCTCTTAATGTAAAGTGTGTACCCTTGATACTACCAGAGAACTTAAATACGAAACACGTTTCTGGTGCGTCTGCTACTTTTGATCCTGAATTTACAGTAACTCTTACTAATTGTCCATTGAGGGTGTTTTGAGCACCTACCTCCATAATCGTATACCTCGGATCGTAAAATGCAGATTCGTTATCTGTTTTTTCGTGATTTTCAATCGATTCTATTATTCGTGCTTCGTCTGCATAAATTGTCATAAATGCAGGTTCAGAACCATTATCAACCGCAGGATAACAGAAGACTGTGTTTTCTCTGAAGTTTTTCCACGATAATGCCAATCTGCTCTTTGTTCCTTGCCAAGACTGAGCATTTACAGATTTACTATAAAATGTAGCACCATCCTTGTTGTTTATTAATTGCGAGTCTCCGTTGGTAAGAATTGAAGTAATGCTTTTTTCTATACTTGCTGAGTTATCTGGTATGAATTGCTCAAATTCGTCAATACAACATGAGTTTGATAAACATACTACTCGGTTGTTTTTAAGTTGACTTGTTGAATATTGATTTGCCCAGTGTGTAGAAGGAAGTGTGTTTCCGTCTAAAGTGACAGCGGAAATTCTAAGTATTTTTTCTACTACAGTTTGTCCACTTGAACTTACAGGTATAATTTCAATTACTTCTTTACTTGGTAGTGAAAGTTTAAATGTACCCGTGACCGCTGTCCATTCATCATCGTTCTCATAGTCTCCGTCACTGTTCTCTATCAATGAATCTATTTTGAATCCTATATTATATGGCATTGGAACTTTAAATTCGTAAACGTCATCACTGCCAACTGATGGAGTTTTTGAGTCAACTAACTTGACTTCAAACACAGAACCTTCTTCGTACTTGACATCACTTGCGGGTAAGATTGTGCTTCCCTTAACATATATATCATTATCGTTTTGAAGGTTGTCTGCACAACTTCCTGTCCACTCAAGTGTGGGTACAAGTCGACTTGTTTTTATGTCATCTGCGTTTGCCAGTAAAACTTCAGGTGAATTGTATCTGTCATTAAAACTAATATTTGCGGTAGACTGTGTCATTACCTTAAGTTTTACGTTTACTTCTCCAATACCTGTGTTTTCTATAAATGATGTAGGAATAAAGTCAATTACTTTGTATGACACGATAGTATCATCGTCTTTTACATTTGCTTCTGCTTCGTTATGAAGCACCCCAATGTCAATATGATACACGTATGTCTCTGATCCCATAAGTGTAGGTTTAGATTCACTTCCCTCACCATATTCACGTGATTCTTGTGGTCCTTCAAGTTTGTTGTATGTAATTTCAAGAACAAGATTATTTCTGCTTGTGACCGTGCCGGTGTTCTCCACTCGGATTTTCCATCCTGTGTATAAAATGTTTCCAGAATCTGATTCTGTATAGATATGGGGATCAATTCTCACCTTGTACTCTTCTGATAATTCTCGTCCACCTGTTGGAGATCCTGTTAATGGTCTGTAGTTTGTGACTATTGCAGTATGATCTCCTGTTGCAACAAACACAGGTTTGCTTATAGTTGGTTCATAATTTGAATGTACTACATTTGATCCAACTCTCTTCCATGTTCCTGTGTCAACCAATCCAGATGTAACTGATTGTCTGTTTGTTTCTTGTGATTCATTCAAAAGTGCAAGTGTGTCTGCCAAATAATAAACTATACCAGGTTGTAATTTTGATGATTCTTCAGGAAATGTTACTTTTCCGAAAAAAACAACACGTGCTTCGGTTCGGTTATTGGTGTCACCCTCTTTACATTCTACTAATACTTTTTCAACTACTGCTAGTGATTCAATTAATCTCTCTGTATCAAAATAGTTTGAGTTGTCTAGTTCGGCAGAAGCTAAGTCCCACCCGTTTTTAGTAGGATTGTAGTAAATGGCATCACCTGCTTTGGGACAATCATATACTAACTCAACATGGTCTTTTACTGAACTAAGTCCTCCAACTTCCTTGTTGTCACCATAGTAATCTTTGTGGATTTCACGAAGAGCACTTCTGAGTTTATCATCTGACACTATTGTTATCTCGTTTCCGTCTGTTGCTTGTATTTTTGCCCAACCACTTGGGTTACAAGCACCTCCACGACCTCCACTCGATCCACACTTTGACATATTGAATGCTGAATTTGACATAACCGTTTCCTTAAATATTTTGTGTAATTCCTGGTTTAAGTGATCTTATTGGGTCAATTACACGTTCCCATTGTAATATATACTTGGTAGCTGATGTTGTACTTTCTGATACATTAATTGCACGAACTCTTTTGTATACATAAATTTGCTTGACTTCAATTTTTTCAGAAGTTTGAGTGACATAAGTAACAAAACAGTAATCTCCCTCGGAACTATCACCTATAAAAATTCCTTTGTGTGGCCATACTCTGTCTAAAAATCCAATTATTTCATCTACATCGTTTCCGTTATCATCAATTGAGTTTGGTGGTGATCCATCACAACCTTCATTATTATCAGTTTTGCACGAAAAGAATGTAAAGTGTTTGTATCTAAAGTTTCCTATGTCGTATAATGATCCCATTATGAAAGTTTCCTTACGTAGTTCCAGTTTGATCCATCAACTGAGTCGAGTTTTACTAGTTCATGTGATTCAAATTTTGTTACTTCTTCGTTGTTTTGGGTATATTCAATAATAAATGTTATGACTCCTCTGTCGTTTGTTCCTGCTTCTGGCCATGCAATTTTTAGGAAATCACTAGAAAATTTTTCAAGTTCTGTTTGTCCGGTAAATTCACGTGGACGATTTATTGTATAACTTTGTGACTCTCGTGATTCATATGCACATGGAGTCCATGTTGTAGGATCAACTGCGTTACATCTGTCTTTTGGGTTAGGGTATGCAGGTTGGTTTAAAATTAATATTTTATTGGGTGACACGGCATAAAATGCTGGTTTTGAATATGATATAACTTTACCTGTTGTGTGGTCTCTTACAAATGGATCAATTATTGTCGTATTTCTAAAAGGTGAAGTTCCATCCAACAGTGGTACTAACTTTTGCCCTAAAACAGATAGGTTACCTGTTTCTTCATCAGTGTAATATTCACTTAACTCTTCGGGTGCGTAATCGTAAACTGAATTTCTTAATTCTGTTGTTTGGTTTGTGGATGCAAGTTGGTCACTGTTTATTGGGAACGATTCAATATAATAAGTGTATCCTGTTTTAAAAAGTCCGTCTACAATTTCCTTATTGACTGCTTGTTGGTCACCACTCGGTAGTGTAATAGTTTCCGATGATTCATATTCAGGTGCTATAAATTCTACCATACCACTTGTCTGAATTTCAAAAAAGTCACTAGTTGAGTTTATAACAACACCTAACATATTACATCCGTAATTATCATCTTCAACTGGTGGATTTTGATTATTGTTGGTAGTTAGTGTTTTTTGTTGAGATGCCGAATTGCACAGTGCATACTCTGTGGTCCCACTTTCTCTTCCCAAAAAGTTTGGTAAAACATTTTCTGATAATAAGGAATTATCATATTCGGATGATATAGTGAAGTTGTCAACTGATGTTCTAACCTTTGATCGTTTTATTCTTAATACATCGCCTGTTTTAATACTATTACACGCAGATGGTTCGTATATAACAAATTTGTTTGATTGTTCATCAGAAGAACATACAAGTCCACGATAGTTCATAAGTATACCTGTTGTTTTTGATGTGGCAACTACCATAGGTTTTGATACGGTTGTGTCAAGACTTACAAGTTCCGCAGGATCTAAACTCATTAAACTACCCGATGTACCGAGGAAATAGGTTTTTCCTGGTTCAAATAATTGCTTGTCGTATACTCGGGTTATAGAAGTATCATCTGGATCAATTGGTCTGCTTTCAATTGACAAAGGTCCACCCAAAATACTAGTATCCCATTGAAATTCAATGTATCCATTAAATACTACACTTACTTTTTCTATAAGTTTGTTTACATCAGTTGAGTCGGTTGTGTATTTTATTTTTCTGATAATACCTACAGCTTCTGACATTTCCAAACTAGTGCAACTTGCTTTAGAGAACTTATTGTTGCTTGATACATATAAAATATCTCCAATTGCATATGATTGCAATTGTCCATTTACTCGGTCTTCTAAAAATGATCCTGCAAATACTTGCTCAGATGCACCGGGTGAATCGGTAAATTCTATTCCTGTTCCATCGTTGTTAATTTTTATATAACCACCTTTGTTTTCATCATATGAATTTGGAACATCTCTAAGGTGCTTAAAATCAATTCCAACTTCGTTATTTGCAATCTTATTTAATTCAGATGCAAGTGATCCAGCTGATATACCTTTAGTCTCTCCGGTTGGTGATGCTGAGTTTGACTTTGAGTCAGTATCGACAACAATAAAAAGGTCATCTGCCTCAAGATTGTTTAATCTATTCAAGTCTGTAATTTTCTGATTGGCCATTTCAAATTTTTAAAAGTCTGTGAAAGTATAAATATACATATATTGTTTTATGTTCTATAAATATTATTTTGATAAACTTTTTAACTTAGTAATTATAAATTTTACCAATTCACTCCTAACAATATCCTCTTCTGTGAACTTATAGGTGTGAATTCCGTGGTCTTTTGACGCCTGATCTTCAAATAAATCTAGTATACTATTGAAACCACTTCTGTTTCCGATATCACTTTGCATAACATCACCACATATAAATACCTTACAATTTTCTCCAATTCTTGTCATTATAGTAACCATTTCCTTTTCTGATAAATTTTGTGCTTCGTCTACCAAGATAAATTTATTTTCCCAACTAGCACCTCTTAGGAATCCTACAGGAATTCCATATATTCTTTCTTCTTCCTGTAAGTATCTTATATCTATTGGATTCAATAATTCTTCTAATTTATCTTTAAATGGTTCTAAATACGGAGCCATCTTATCATCTTGAGCACCAGGTAGAAAACCAAGTTTTTGATCAGAACTTTCAACCGCACTTCTGACATATATCATTTCCTCGATTTTTTGTTCCTGAAATAATTCCAATCCACAATATACACTTAACCACGTTTTCGCTGTTCCTGCTGGACCATCAATGAAAATTAGTTTCGTATCTTCACGAAGTGCGATTTCGTTAAGCTCTTTCTGTTTTTCTGTAAACTTTTTGTTTAACTTTATTTTTAATTTTCTAAGTGGAGTAAGTTGGTTTTCTTGCATACCTTCTTCAATGTGAGCATTAGCAAGCAGATTTTTATTTACAGTTTTTGTTTTTTTTCTTGACATAGGTTTTTCTCCACGTTATGACAGTATTGTTCTTGTATACTTATAAGTCTATATTAATATTATTCTATTTAAGCGTATTAAGCTTATTATTTAAAACAGTACAAATTTCGTATTCTTCTATATCACTAAAATAATTTATTAAGTTTTTCAAGTTAATTTCATAACTTTCTTTTTTAACTATAATTTCAAGATTAGTGTTTTTGAATGCAAATAAATTAAGTCGGTCAGGAATATCATTTTCATTTATTTGCTTGAAGCATTCATATATGTGCTTCATGTATTCGTGTTTTCTTTTTTTAATATCGTTTTTTAGAGAAATGTTATCTTTTGGAATTTGAAAAGTTATATTATCCATATCTATAAGTATACTTAATTCAATAATATTACAAACAATTATGGCACGAAGATTTTTTAAAAGATATAAGAAACTTGAAGAAGACAAATCAGAACCAAACACAGATAAGTCAACTTCAAATAACTCTAGTAAACCGAAATCAAATGTAGGTTTTTTTGATTTAGCAAATAATTTATCTAAAGCACTTGTTGAATGGCAACGTGCAGGTCGTCCTGTAGTAAGCAGTGAACAATGGAATAAAAGATTATCAATATGTCGTAGTTGTGAATACTGGCAAGAAATTAAACAAACTAAGATTGCCAGATGTTTAAAATGTGGGTGTAGTAGTGGCAAACTTTTACTATCAACTAGCAAATGTCCATTAAATCCACCCAAGTGGACAAGTGAAATTTAATTTTTATAATTTTTTTTTGATACAAGGTAATATTTATCATAAATGAATGATGCAAATTACAAGTTAACAACCGTAAAGGTTCTGTCTGAAAACTACTCCAAGTTCAAATTAAAGACAATTGACTCACCTATGACTCTGCAAAAATTAGTTAATCGTGCAATTGAGCAGTATCTAAAAGATGATAAATTTGAAAAAAAACTTGATGAAGCAAAAATATTTGATAACGACAACAAGTATTAAATGTTGACACTCGCAAGATTTAGCATACTATGAGTGTGTGCATAATAAAAAAATATTAATAATAGGAGATGATATAAGACAAGCAACTGGTGTTGCAAATATATTACGCCCCGTTTCACTTTTTTTGTCACGACATTATGATATTGTGCAGATGGCGGCAGGATTAGAAAAAGATAAAGAAGAAGATATTTCGGATACAATACAAAAAATCACAGAGAATGATAATGCGTATTTTAAGATATACGGTACAGACGGATATGGTTCAATTGAAAGATTGAGTGAAATCATTGAAAAAGAGTCATGTGATTGTTTGTTTTTAATGACAGACCCACATAGATTTGAATGGATTCTTGGTTCATACCGATCAAGTGTTCAGTGTCCTATATTTTACTACCATGTATGGGACAATAAACCTTATCCATTTTTTTTGAAGAGTTTCTACGAAAATTGTGAAACTATAAGTTGTATCAGCAAACTTACCGAGGAATGTGTTAAAAATGTTGTTCCAGATCATAAAAGTGTTTATTATACTCCACATGGTGTAGATACTACTATGTTTTTTCCTCAACAAAGTGAACTGATAAAAAAGAATAGAGAAGCATTTTTGGGAAGAAACTACAAGTTTGTTTTGTTTTTTAATGGAACTAATATAGCAAGAAAAGAAATTTCAAATACAATAATAAGTTTTGAAAAGTTTTATAGGAAATTAAAAAAGAAAGAAAAAGAAGATGTTGTATTGCTTATGCATACTAATCCCGAGGCATCACGTGGTATAAATTTAAATAAAATATTAGATGATTTATATCCTGAGTTGCCTGTTTTAATTTCTAATGAAGTCGTAAGTGAAAAAGTATTAAATAATATGTATAATTTATCTCATTGTACAATTAATATTTCGTCAAACGAAGGGTTCGGTTTATGTACACTTGAATCAGTTGCTACAAAGACACCTATAATTGTAAATAAAACAGGCGGACTCATTGATCAAATAAACACTAAGTGGACGTATGCAATAGAACCACACTGCAAGGTACTAAAAGGAACTCAAAAAACACCTTATATATATTCCGATTACACCGACCCGAATGTAGTAAGCAAGAAGATACTAGATGTATACAAGGCAAACGACATCCAAATGGATGAATTTCTTGAGTTTATAGATGCTCAAAATTTTAAAACCGAAACAATGTGCAATGACATTGCTAAACAAATAAAGAAAACCATATCAGATTGGGAAAATTTACAAGACCAATCACTAACTACATAATGTAAACATAAACGCATTAATATATATAATATACACATTTTGTGATATTATGAGTTATTATGCAAAATACCTACAAAGACTTATCGGAGGAAATACCTCAGTTGCAAGAACCAAAGTCGAACCTGGTCATATTATTTCATTTAGATATAGAAGTGAAACTTCAAGACGGAAAATAAATCGTCTGGTTTTAGTGTTGGGTAAATTTAATAAAGGTGGAAATATGCTAGTACATGGATTGACCGTTGAGCATATACCAGAATCTAAGTTGTATGCTTTTCTAAAAAGAGTAATAATTAAAGACACATTATCATTAATTAAAAGAAAATATGAACTCAAAGGACCTTTTTCACAACTAATCGATAGACCACGGACTTTTTATTCTAATTATATAAAAAATAATTTATTAGAGTTTGATTGTTATAGGACCTATAAGATGTATGAAATTAAACAGCCAAAGTTGTATATGTTGGATTGGAAAAAATTAAAAATTTTTGATAATACTACCCACGAAGCAGCCGTAATAGGTAAAACAGAATCATTAAATGAAATAAAGCAAAGCAAACTTTTATTAAACAAGATTCTCAAACAAGATATTACAAATTTGAATAATGCACGATTCAGAAAATTAATAATGGATAGATTTGGTAGTTTAGATGCATTTTATGAAATGCTTACAGATATTAAAAACTTCGTTGATAATCCAGGAATAGAATCAGAGGAAGACTTTGATGCAAGCAAGACCTAATATAAGTTATGCAATATGTGTTAGTGAAGAAACTGATTCATTTGTAAAATTAATTGATTTTCTAAAAATACACAAATCTAAATCTGATGAAATTGTTGTAATATCAGATTTTAGTAAGTGCAAAAAAATAAAAAACTATTTACATAAAGTTGATAAATTTATTTACCGAAAACTTTTAGATGACTTTTCATTTCATAAAAATATATTTTTTTCATTGTGTAAAAATGAGTATATATTTAATTTAGATGCTGATGAAATACCGTCCTTAAATCTGATAAAAAAGATTCACGAATTAGTGGCCAATAGAGATACTGACTTATTTTGGATTCCACGTTTAAATTTTTTTAGTGGCATTACTAAAAAAGAATTAGCGAACCAGGAAATTAAAATAGACAATGACAAGCATGGGGCAATAAATTTTCCGGACTACCAAGGTAGAATATATAAGAATGATAATAAATTAAGGTGGAAACGTAAATTACATGAACAAATAAAAGGTGCGAAAACCATGCGTAAACTCAAATATACAGATGACTTTTATTTAGAACATAGAAAAACAAAGAAAAATTATGAGATAAGTAAAAAACTATACTCTAACTTACAGAACTATAATCCATCAAAAAATTCGTTCGGAGTAGTTTGTTGTTATTTTAATCCTTGCAATTACAAAAGTAAGTTTTTAAACTTTGTAAAGTTTTTAAACTCTATTCACTCAACTGGTATATACCCCCTTGTAATAGAAACATACTCGTCTAAGTCATTGTATAGGATAGATAATTTAACCACGAACATAATCTCTATTGACACGGAATCTTTATTTTGGAAAAAAGAGCAACTATTAAACATAGGAATAAAACAATTATTAAATAAAAAATTTGAATACATTGCTTGGGTTGATGCAGATATCATTTTCAGTGATACTGATTGGTGGAAGCGGGTAATCTTCGCTACTAAATTTTATGGAGTCACGCAAATATTTTCTCATTCGTATAAAGAAAAAGTTCATCCACTAGAAAAAGAAAAAGATTCATCTGCATATCAACTTACGCATACAGACACAGACCGCGATATAAAATGTTTGTTGCAAAGAAAAGCAGAACCTGGATATGGTCATTGTTATCATAGAAGTTTTTTAGAAAAAAACTTGTTATTTGATTTATCAATAATAGGTGGTGGGGATATATTAAATTTAATTGGTTATTACTACAACGAAAACTCCCATGATTTAATTTTGAACGATAGGTTTTTTTCACAAATGACAAACGCATTTAAAAACTCTTTTGTAGACTGGTGTAAAAAAAACAAAAAATTAAAACACGGAATAGGATATGCAAATGTACACATTACAACTTTATTTCACGGCAATAAATCAGACAGAATGTATGTATCACGTGAGCATATATTAAGTAAACACAGGTATAATCCGAACACAGACCTCAAAATCAAAAATCAAATCTATGAAATAAAAAATCTAGGAATCAAATGTGATATTGAAAAATACTTCCACAACAGAAATGAAGATAAACATATATCTCCGACTGATTTAGAATTAATCAACAAAATTCAACAAACCAAATTAAACAAAAATATTCAGTTTATTCAAAATGAAATATATTCTTTTATGGTTAACAAAAACACAAAAAACAAAATGTCTGAATTTATCATAAACGATCACACGGAGATGCTTGTTGCAGTAAGAGAAACAGAAACCTTGTTTTCAATAAATAGAATTAAAATGAAATGTAAAATATTAATTGATGGAAATGTAAGTCCATGTATTGAATCTTTTGCGAAAATTGAAAATTACGGTGCATTTGGAATTTTCCTTTATTTTATATGTACTTTTTACGATGAACTACCAAATTTAGTATATTTCGCACATAACAATACTAACAAAGATTTTCACTCTGAATTTTTTAGAAAATCTACATCACCAGTCAATGGATTTTGTGCAATAATAGGAAAGGTCACATCTCTTAACATAAACCAGCATTCAAAAATTAAAAATTATAAGTCACCTAGAATCTGGTACAATGAAACAGCCAATATGCCATATAACCAAAAATATAAAACGTTTATAGGTTGTTGTTTTTCTTTATCAAAAAATACTATATATAAAAAACCACTATCGTTTTACGCAAACTTACTTAAAAGTTATACGAGAAATCCAAAAAACGAAGAATATATGCTAAGATTTGCATTTTATAGTTTATTTCAATGAATATAATATCAATACATTTATTTCCACATGAAGTTGAAGAATATAAAAGAATTATTTATAAACTTGAGGGTGTTTTAAAAAACAACGATGAGGTAGAGATTAAAAGTGTTCTTAATATAAACAAAAAAGTAATTAAAGAAAGTTGCGAATTAGAAAATCAAATTAGCGAATTCAATTTAGTATCAAGTAAGTATGGTGGAAATATAAAACATCACATAACAACAAAATATTTTGGAGTCAACGAACATCGCAGGACGTGTATCAATGATGCAGACCTCTCGGATACACTTTTCTTTTTAGATACAGACATACACTTTAATGATAATTTAACCAATAATTTTTTAAAAGAATTGCAAGTCATAAAGAATGAATACGAGTATTACATAATTACACCTGAAGTTGTCAGATTATGGGACAGTACTTGGGATGTCATTGTAAATAAAAAATATAAAAAAGAAAAAATAGGATTTTATAAGAATATTGACATAGATAAAATCTTAAAAGAAAATAATTTAGAAACAAAATCAGTAAAATGTAATAAATTTAAATGGGCAGGTGGTTGGTTTACTTGTATATCTGCCAAACTTGCCAAATACATAGGTATACCCGACTCATTTGTTGGCTACGGCCACGATGACACATTTATGATGTATTGCTGTGATTATATGAAAAGCAAACAAATCAAGGTGCAACAATTTACATTATCTAACAATATTGTATGTGAAGATCGTAATTTGATTTCCAAAAACAGAGATCAATTAAAAATAAAAGACTTTAGACAACGTGGTGATCGTTCCATGAACCTAGAATATAATAAGTTCAAAAAAAGAATAAATGACGATATATATAATATAAATGAGAGTTAAAAAAAATATAATATTAATATGTGTTGTTTTATCATCTTTATTTACAACTAGTTGCATTACAATACCAAATTGGGGATTAAAGCAAGATAGACAAGAAATAGTAGGTGAGATTTCAAGAAAAGAAGGAGAGTTGGATAGGCACACAAGAGCATTTGTTTCTGGTACGGTTGATGCGCTTTCTTTATCTGATGATAAATCAAAAGAAGACTTGGTTGCATTAGAACTTGCACAAAAAGCACAAGAAATTGTTGGTCTTCCACAACCAGGTGATAAAATCCATGTAGAAGATGTAATAAGTAATAATGAAATGGCAATCGATAATTTGACAGACAGAAATGCAGATGTAATTGAATTAAGTAGACGCAAAGAAATACTCGGACACGACTTAAAAGACACAGAAGAAAAACTAATTAGTTTAGGAGAACTTAAAGCAAAAGAACAAAAAGAAGGTTTTTTTGATTCAATGTGGAGTTACTTGACAACAACATTTGGGTTGGTGGGTGCTATTGCTATTTTAGTTATAGGTGGTCCTGCACTATTACCGATAATAACTCAGCTTATTGGGTGGTTGGTTGGTAAGATTCCCGGACTTATTACTTGGTTAGGAATCACAAGTAGTCAAATGACAAGCAACATAATAAAGGGTGTTCACGATGCCAAAGAAAGAATCCGTGCAGTAGACGATGATAAAAAGTTAAGCAAAAACGAAGTTTTAACTATATTTGGTTCTTCACTCGGAAACTCAACAAATGTTTCAGATAAAAACGCAATTGATCGTATAAAGAGAAAGTTTAAGTGAGTGAAATTGTTATTGATGGAAAAACCTTCAAAGGTGATTTAACAAATGGAGTGGAAAGCAATGCACTTGGCTTTGCCTGGCGTCCCGGAATGCCAAAACAAAAAATAAGAATCAATAATTGCACAATCGATGCAGGACCCGTTGCTGAAGGATTAAAACTAAGTTATTGTCATGACGTGGTTGTTACAAATTCTACCATTATAGGTGGATTTGAGGATTGTGTAGATATAGTAAGAGGTGGTTTTATGTTATTTGAAAAGTGTCGTTTTGTTTCTAAAAATACAAAACATCATTTTACGATTAAATGCCAAGCATATAATATTACAATAAAAGATTGTATTTTTGAAAATGATTTTAACAATATAATTGACGGCGCATTTGTTGATCTGGGAAACTGGTCAGATTATGATGTTGTAGACTTACCAAAAACAAAAGAAATATATATCGTAGACTATAAACTTAAAAATGTTTCTTGGTATAAAAAAATAATATCAAGAAGATTATATGCAGAAAATCCAATTATACGAGGAACAGGATTTGTTTTAAAAATACCAAGATTGCTTGTTTGGTTATTTTGGAAATTAAGAAGGTTTCAAGTAGCATAAAATAAGATTACTTTATACTTATTATAAAAGGTTATATAGCATTTAATTTTTAAAAGGATTGCGTTATATGAAGATTGGAGTAGTTGGTAATGGTTTCGTGGGTCATGCAATGACATTGCTTAGACCGCACGTAGAAGTATTAGTATGGGATGTAGTTCCCGAAAAAAGAGATCCTAAAACATTGGATATTGAAACATTTGTAGAGGAGTCCGAAATTATTTTCGTTGCAGTTCCTACACCAATGAATTCAGATGGAAGTGCAAATCTTGATATTGTTCGTGCAGTATGCGAAGAAATACAAGAAATAGATGATAGCAAGTATATAGTGCTACGTTCTACAGTTCCACCAGGAACAAGTGAAGAACTTGATGTTAATTTTATGCCGGAATTTCTTACCGAGAAAAATTGGGAAGAAGATTTTAAGAATTGTGATCAATGGATACTTGGTTCTACTGATCCTTTTTTATATGAAAAAATGAAACGTATGTTTGAGTTGGCTTACAACGGAGGAACAGGTTCTGTTGTTAACAAACAAGTAATTCAGTGCAAACCAAGTGAAGCAGAAATGATCAAGTATTTAAAGAATGTGTTTTTAAGTGTTAAGGTTGGATTTTTCAACGAACTTGAAAGCATTTGTTCAGAAGTCGGTATTGATTATGAAAATGTTCGTTGTATTGCAACACAGGATGAAAGAATTGGAACAGGACACACCAAAGTACCCGGTCACGATGGTAAACGTGGATTCGGAGGAACCTGTTTTCCTAAAGATACAAATGCATTAGCAAACTTTGCAAAAGAAAATGGAATAAACTCACCTATTTTAGATGCGGTAATCAAAAGAAACGAAGAAGTAGACCGACCAGAGCAGGATTGGAAAGCAGATAAAGGTCGTGCAGTTGCCGAGGAATAAAATGAAGTATTACGATTTCTTCAATGGAGATGCAGATGGTATAATTAGTTTGCATCAATATCGTTTGCAGTTTCCACAAAAAAGTGAAGTTTTCACAGGAGTCAAACGAGACGTAAAACTTCTAAGACACGCAGTTGAAATTAAAAACTCTACACTTAGTGTTTTTGATATTTCGTTGTTGTCCAATAAAGACTATATAAATGAAATACTAAATAATAATAATATAGTAAGATGGTTTGATCACCACGAACCAGGTGAAATCGATCTTGGTGATAAGTTTTCAATAAAAGTAGACGCAGACCCGAATTGTTGCACAAACATTTTAGTTGATAAATATATAGACGGATTACATAGACCTTGGACTATATGCGGAGCATACGGAGATAATCTACACGAACAAGCAGAAAAACTTAATCCTAATTTTAATGAAACGATAATGTTGGAACTCAAAGAAATTGGTGAAACATTAAATTACAATGGATATGGAAACGAATTATCAGATTTAACAGTTGATCCAAAAGAAGTGTATCTTGATTTACATCAATATGTATCTCCTTTTCAATATAGAAAAAAATCAGAAATCTATAACAAAATTTATACACAAATGGTTTTAGATAAAGCAGAATTAAGTTCTTCTGAAATTTTACATGATTCCAACACAGGTAAAGTTATACTACTTCCCGACACTAAAGCATCAATTCGTTATTCAGGTATATTTAGTAATCAACAAACTACTGATAATCCAAACAAAGCATTCGCAATTTTAACATTAATAGACGAAGAAAAATATCGTGTAAGTATTCGTTCACCGAAAACAAATCCATTTGGAGCAAGCAAACTTGCATTACAATTTCCATCAGGAGGTGGTCGTGAAAAAGCAGCTGGTATAAATACATTACCAAAATTTGAACTTAATAACTTTATTGAAAAATTCGAGGATATATATAAAAAATGATTGTATCACATAAACATAAATTTATATTCTTTAAACCTTGGAAAGTTGGTGGAAATAGTGTTGAACACAATCTTATAGAACAATGTGGTGATGAAGACATTATTGATACAACCCACAGAAATCCAAAAGACACAAAGCACATAGTAGGTAAAAAAATATATGAAGAATATTTTAAATTTACTATCACACGAAATCCTTGGGATCGTATGGTGTCATATTTTTGGTGGCAAGACGGAGGTTTGGTAGGAAAAAACCATAGAGCAAATGTAGATAAGCTTTTAAAAATGAAGTTCAGTGGATATCAGTTCAAGGAGCAATTTGCAAGATGGATAGGAAATTATACACAATTTAATGAACCTTTTTATTTTGATAAAAAAGGGAATCCTGAAATGGATCATTACATGAAGTTTGAAAACTTGAACGAAGACTATAAAACTATTTGTGAAAAACTTAATCTTGAATATAAAAGTCTTAAAAAAATTGGTAAGTTTCCTTTTAAAAAGAAAAACGAAGATTATTGGAAATACTACAATTACGAATCGGGTTCAATTGTTGCCCAACGTCATCGTAGATCAATAGCAAAATTTAATTATACTTGCGGTCCAGTGCCAAAGACAGATATATAATATTATGAAGTTATCAGATATTAAAATAGAAAACGATAAAATAGTTCTAAAATTTGACTTCCGTGTATACGGAATCGGTGATGATATTACCATGATGCACGATTTGAAATTGTGGTCAAATCCAAAACAAGTGTGTGAGGATTTGGTAAATACTGCAAATGGTATTATAGATACATTAGAACTTGATATGGAAATTAAATCAGTAGAAACAAAGTCCGACGTTTCTGAACAGAATTTGGCTGACAGATGGGGATAAAATTATGAGTGAATCAGACGAAAGCATTAGACCTTGGGGAAATTATGAAATTCTTTTAGACGCAGAATACTGTAAAGTTAAACGCATCTTTGTAAAACCAGGACAAAGACTAAGTTATCAGTATCATCACAAACGACAAGAAGCATGGACAGTTGTTAGTGGTGTTGCAAGAATAACCTTGGATGATGTCACGGAAGATTACAAACCAGGTGAAACTGTGTTGATCCCACTTGGAGCAAAACATAGAATGGCAAATCCAAGTGATTCAGAAGATATGATTTTAGTGGAAGTTCAAACAGGAACTTATTTTGGTGAAGATGACATTGTAAGAGTCCAAGATGATTATGATCGTCCAGAAAAACACAAATCGGAGTAACATTATGAAAACAGTAGCAGTTAGTGGATACTTTGATCCTATTCATGTAGGGCATTTGGAATACCTTGAGTTAGCAAAGAAATTGGGTGATCGTCTTGTTGTTATCGTAAACAACAATCATCAATGTGTTCTTAAAAAAGGCAAACCATTTATGGATGAAGCAGATAGAGTAAAAATCGTAGAAGCACTCGGAATAGTTGACGAAGCATTTCTTAGCATTGATCAAGACAAAAGTGTATGTGCCTCTCTTGATGCAATTAAACCAAACATCTTTGCAAATGGTGGTGACCGAAGTACGGGTGAAGTTCCAGAAAGTGTTGTTTGTAAGAAACATGAAATTGAAATGATTGATGGTCTCGGCGATAAAATACGCAG